GTTGAACCGAAGATGATGAGGGGTATCGATTGAAGGTGGTGGGGCCTCAAGAAGGCGAAGGGGCGGGCTTAGCGGAGTGAGGTCCAAAATGTAGGGGCGGTAGCCGAGAAGTGTCTATACGGTAGGCGAAGGTACGTGCCTGCAGCCGGGTGCGTTAGGGTAATGAATGGACAACGACGAAAAGGAGAAGTTGTGTACTGTGCTACTTGCTTGGGCTGCACCTCGGAACGTCCGGAGAGGGGACAGTGCGAGGCCTGCGGAACTCATACGGTTGTCTTCGAAAGGTCCGAGGCCATCAAGGCCGAGGCGTTGACCCTGGGGGGCTTCGTGAAGACGTTCGCCCCTCGAGAGGCCGAGGACTGGTGCCGCCGCTTCGTGGAGACGAAGACCGGCGGTGTGGCCAAGGCGGCTGAGAATGTCGAGGACTTCGAAGAGGGTCGGGCTTCGGCTGAAAACTCCGAGGAACGTGCCTCGATGTTCAGTCGGGCTGTCACCGAGCTCAAGGAACAGCTTGAAGAAAAAGACAAAGAGATCAAGGCCCAGTCCGCGCTGCTCGTTGAGTTGACCAAGTCGCTGCAAGGCGAGAAGCGCTCGGTCCAGTTGTATCAGTTGCAGTTCCCGCACTTCAGGGGACAGATCGAGGCGTTGAGCTTCGAAGTCGGAATGCACAAGAAGGCGGCGGCTGAACAAGAGCAAGAGATGGTCAAGCTTCGTGAAGAAAACGAGCGGTTGATGGCAACGATCGACCACGTCTCGTGTTTCATGCAGGCCAGAGTCAACGAGTTGGCTGCCAAGTGGGCAAAGGCGAAATCGGCCTTGGGTAAGATCTCCTGAAACTCGATTTGACGATGCAGACCGGGGTCGGGGTATGGTTTCGGGGTCACGCCGACAACCGACGACCGAGAGGGGGGCACCGAAGATGAAGACTGCGACCGGATTCAGCGGTGGGCTCTCGATCGTTGGTTTCTCCTCTGAGGGAACCGCAGCGATGAAGTGGATCGGGACTCCGAGATAAGCCACTGACTCGATCTGATGGGCCGCTCTCCATGCTGGGAGTGGCCCATTGGAGTATCCGCACTAGAAAGGGTGTCATGGCTACTCCCACTATCATTACGATCTCCGGTCATATCTTCGAAGATGATGGAGTACCGGCCGTAGGCGAGGTGGTGCTCCTCAAGCGGCCACTGTACGTGAGCCATGTCGACGGTACTGTCTTCGAGCCCTTCACCGAGCGGGGAGTGACGGACGCAGACGGCTTCGTCTCCATCGACGTGATATCCACCAATGATCCGGCCTGGACGCCTGTGGGATGGACGTACAGCGTTTCGATCGGTGATCGGTCGGTACCGTACCGATTCAACGCTGCGGTCCCTTACGACGCTCCTGGAGGGGCTTTAACGCTGGGGCAATTGTTGCCCGCGCTCGCCGTGTCGGCCGGTATCCTCTACGCGCCGTTCAACCACACGCACGATGTCTACATCACCCAGGCCGAGCTGGATGCGGCGCTGGAGGATGTGGTCGGTCCCGACCTGAGCACGTACGCGACCGATATCGAGCTGGCTGACGGGCTGGCGCTGAAGGCCAGCAAGAGCGCTAACCTGTCAGATCTCGGGTCCATCTCTGCGGCGCGTACGAACCTGGGCCTGGGCGGGGCGGCAGTTCTCAACGTGGGTACAACGGCTGGCACTGTGGCTGCGGGTGATGCGGCAGCCGCTGCGTTGGATCGCAGTAACCACACGGGCTCACAGCCTACGAGCACTATCACGGGGTTGGATGCCACACTCTCAGCCAAGGCGGATCTGGTCGGCGGTGTGGTCCCCTCGTCGCAGATCCCAGCGGTGGCGCTGGTTAGCTACCTCGGACAGGTGGCTTCTCAAGCTGCCATGCTCGCCCTGATCGGTCAGCCGGGTGACTGGGCCACACGGTCAGACATAGGTAGTACCTGGCAGATCACGGGGCCTGATCCCACTCAGCTCGGCGACTGGACCCAGCTGCTGACTCCTACTGATGCAGTGTCCTCGGTCAACGGTCAGGTCGGGGTGGTAACCCTTGGCAAGGGAGATGTCGGACTAGGCAACGTAGACAATACGTCAGACCTGAACAAGCCGATTAGCACGGCTTCGCAATTGCTATTCGACTTGAAGGCCAACCTCGCTTCTCCGACCTTTACTGGTACGGTGAGTGGAATCACCAAGGGAATGGTCGGCCTGAGCAATGTGGATAATACGGCAGATACCGCCAAGCCGGTAAGTACAGACCAGCAGACCGCCCTGGATCTCAAAGCCCCTCTCACCTCGCCTACGTTCACGGGCACGGTTGCGGGCATCACCAAGTCAATGGTCGGGCTTGGGAACGTAGACAACACATCAGATGCGGACAAGCCGGTAAGCACTGATCAGCAGGCTGCGCTAGATGTGATCGTTGCCTCGCTGGTTCAGCCGACCGACCACAACCTGATCGGGTGGACGTTCGATTCTGCGCTGGTGCAGGGCGGTACGACGATGCCTAACGGAGGCCTGGTCAATACTGCCCGGATCAAGGTACTTGACGATCTGGTGACTAACATCCTGTTCCACCTCACCGGGGGAGGAACCTCACTCACGTCTGGGCAGTGCTTTGCGGCGCTGTATGACGATGACGATGGGTCGCTACTGGGGATCACGGCTGACCAGGCTACGGCTTGGGCCTCGGGCGGAATGAAGACTATGGCGCTGGTAGTCCCGGCGGCTGTCACCCCGAACACCTGGGTACGGGTGGGCTGGTGGTGCAACGGGACTACCGGACCAAACATGAGCCGAGGTGTGAACTCATCCTCTGCAATCCTGAATGCAGGGCTGACTGTCCCTCGGTATGGAAGCGCGAATACCGGCCGGACCACTACTGCACCTGATCCCCTGGGGGCCCTCACGGGATCGGCTACGGGCTGGTGGGTTGGCCTCTCGTAACACGGGTGTGGCATCGTGGCCTGATGGATTACAAGCCCCTCGGGCCACGATGCCTTAACCGAGTTCCCGCCTCACTGTGTAACGGCTTGCAGGGCGATGATCGCCCTCGCTGTGTGCGTAAGCACCCTTCGGCTGATGTCCTCCATAAGGGCAAGTGCCGAGCATCCAGGGGCTTGCGGGGTGTGGGCAAAACTACATGGGAATGGAAGCCCAACCCAGAGACCCTACGTCCTCCGGTAGTGGGTCTACCCGCCCTACGGATCTCGGTTGGGCTGGTGAATGGTGATTGCTCGTGCGCGCAAGCCGGTAATTCCCCTCGTCACCTGCCAGACTGCTACCCAGCCGGATTGTGCCGCTGAGCCCCTGTTACGTTGTCGATACAACGGAAGGGGAGGCCCATGAAGCACATGGTCCGGCTGGCGTACGGGGAGCGCGGGCACCAGCGCCGCTCAATCACCCTGGTAGCTGATGGAGAGACACTCCACACTCCAGTAGGGGACATCACTGTTCTGCCGGACCATCACGCTCGGCCGAGAAGGCACAGCCCCTTGGTATGGGCCACACACCTGCATCTGATTCAGCTGTGGGAGACCTATCCCAACTTCTCCGAGTGTTCGGCGCTCCCCGTTCCGATAGACCTGGGAGCCTGGTTTACGGCTATCATCAAGCACGGCCAGGAGAACCGCACTCACGGGTCTAACTGTGTGTGCATGGATCAGTTCATGCGCGCTGCGAAGGCCCATCTTGCCCGCGTGATCCCCTCCGAGGACCCAGACGAGCGGGATGCTAGATACCGTCTACATCACGTACTACTTGCGATTGCGAGGTCGCTATGACCGTCGGGCTGAAGGTTCGTTTTCCCCCGGAGCCGGAGATGCAGCTCCATGAGTTCAAGGCGCGCGAGGATCTACCTGGGCGGTGTAGCTACCGTGAACCGGGTAGGTCGAGGGAATGCAACCGGGTGAGATGGAATGCTGTTCACCGGTTCTATCCCTGTCGGATCAAAGGATGTACGGCTCCCCCGAAAGAGCCCCTGAGGTCCATCGAGAGCCGAGATCGTCATGAGGCTGACATGCACGGGGGTGGATGGTGAGCTTAGCCACGTACAACCGTGAGATTATGCAGACAGAGTGTCCCGTCTGTAGAGTCAAGGGTTTGAGGTGCATCGGTAAGCGAGGAGGCGGGTCAGTTCAGCCCTCACATACGTCCAGGCGAACCGCTGCCAGGTGGGTGTGGATCAAGGAAGAGAAAAGACTAGAGAGGATCACCAGTGAGTAGGGAAGTCGTAGTCAAAGCGGTTAACCCCGGAGAGGGGATGACGCGGCGAGAACTAGACGAGGCGTTGCACGGATGCCCTGATGAGTCCATGCCAAGGGTGATCACGACTATGAGGGGCAAGATTCGTCAGGTCTCATGGGCCAATGACCCCAAGCCGTACCTGCTGAGCGACGGAACTATTCAAAGGTGATTTGACGCTGAGGCGTTGACTCCCCATCATTTGCTTTGTCTGCGCCCCTGGTCATCGGGACTGGGGGCACACCCAAGAGGAGAAGCCACGCAATGAAGAAGCCTATGGTCGGAGTCCTGGTAGCCACGATTGTCTTCCTGGGGCTCGCCCTGGTCTGCACTTTCGGAGCCGTCTCGGCGTTGACTCCCCCGGAGGACACAGCGATCGAGCAGGTCGATACCCCCCTGCCGACGGCAACGCCCAAGAAGTCCCCGAGCCCCTCGAACGTCCGCACGGCTGGCACATACCAGGTGGGTGTGGACATCAAGCCGGGAACCTACGTTACTACCGTGCCCGAGGACGAGATGCTCTGCTACTGGGCTCGGCTGAAGGGCTTCGACGGAGAACTCGGCTCGATCATCGTCAATGACAACCTGATGACCGGAGCAAAGGGCCGGATGGTGGTCAAGAAGACTGACAAGGGTGTTCAGTTCACCGGCAACTGCAAGTGGAGCCTGCTCAGCAACCCTTAGGAGCCCCAGCACGTTGTTGGGTTGTCCCGGTACACCAATGCGCCCCGTTGTGGCCTCTCAAGCGAGCTGAGGGGCTGTTACGGGGCGCTGTGTCGTTGGCGGCCGGGTCGGGTGGGGGTGACCACACGGCGCATGAGGTTTGATTTGACCTCGAGCGTCTCACGTGGTTGTGTTGAAGCAACAACGGACCACGAGGGGAAATGCGAATGACCAAGAAGACCCGACACCTTGGTAAGGAATCCGGGAAGTCCAGCACAAAGTGGTTCGGAGCTTCGGAGCCCTCGGGTACCGCTGGTAGCCGACACGGGTACGGCGCTCGAGCCGGAGACGGGCGGACTTCCGACGGGGGAATCCTGGGCAAGATCGTGCCCCTTTTCAAGAAGGGTAAGTAAATGGCAAAGGTTCCTGGTCAGCGTAAGCCCGGTCAGTACGGAGGTGGGGGTCGGATCAACCAGTCCTCGAATCGAGGCCTGTCGAGCAGCCGAGGGGGTCGCCCTCACGCCGGAGGGGGAGGAAGGAAGCCCTCGAGTGACGGTTGCGCGGTCGTCGCAATCGCTCTGCTGGGCGCACTGGCAACGGCTGGTGCGGGCGTGGCCTACGGGTTGTACGCCGGACTGTCGGTGCTGCTGTGAACGTGTCGAAGGTTCCTCGCGTACGTCCGGGGCCGAACGGTCGCAAGCCCCCGCCTCCCCCTCGTCGCAGCGGTAAGTCTACGCTGGACGGGTGCGCTGTGTTCGCCGTAGCCATGATGACCGGGGGACTGGGAGTCATCTACGGGGTGTATGAAGGCATCAAGTCACTGATCTAGGGAGGGCCAATGGAGTTCGATAAGGGAGGAAGGCCTCCGCCTCAGCACCGACACCCTGGGGGTAGAACCTGTCAGGCGCAGGCGCTGGTCCTGGTGGTTCTGTTTCCACTCGCCTTGCCTGTGCTGGCCCTTCGGTCCGCATGGCTGCGTAAGAAGGGGAAGTCGTGCTGACTGTAACTGTTCCTGACCCGAAGGTACCCGACCCCTCCGATGTGGTCGACAAGGGAAACGACGCCAGCTCGTGGTTGGCTACCATGCCGGACGCCTTCTGGATGCTGGTGGTTTGCGGTGTAGTCGCAGTCGTGGTTATATCGCTCCTCAAGCGGCCGTTCGTTCGTGGCCTGGTGGTCGGGGGAATCGCCCTGGCTATCGTACTCGCTATGGTCATGTGAGGAGGAACGATGGGTAAGCATCGTCACCCTGCGGCGGGGGGTTGGTTCTTCCTGCTGCTGGCGGTAGTGTTGACCGTGACCTTGCTGCTGTACGTCTTCTCCTCGATGCCGTAAGGAGATCCAGTGTTAGACAAGATCCGTCAAGTGATGTGGGTGATATGGCTCCTATCCGTTGGCTCAACTCTCGGGCTAATCGTCGCGTACATCGTACTTGCGGCGAGCGAGTAGCTATGGGCAACGAGTTCGGAGACCCGCCAAAGTGGGTCAGGGAGGGGCGTACTGGCCCCGGTCCGCTGGCCCCCCGTTACGCGACTCGTAAGGGCCGCCGTGCCGCTCGCAAGCAGTGGCACCAGCAATCCAGCTCGTCCGGGTGTGTGGTCGCAGCTATTGCGTTTGTTTCCCCCGTTGTGGCCTTTGTCGGGATGTTCGGCTACTGGCTCTTCACGTAAGTAATGTCCCCAGGGTGCGCTCACGGATCGGCCCTGGGGCACGCGGCTACGGGGTGGTGTGCAACCATCCCTAACGCAATGACCGAGGGAGGACATGATGGGAACGGAAAAAGAGAAAGAGCTTGCGGACCAGTACATGAAGCGGGCACATGAGTATGCACTGCCGAAGGGCGTGCTTAACTACGGGTCCAACCGTGAGCGGTTCTTGTTGGGTCAGCTGGTTCAGCTCCGGCTCTCCACAGACACCCATCGAGAAGCCGTTGATCGGCTGCTGAATGAGGCCTGGCTAGTGATGTGCCGAATCGAAGGGCTGGAGTTTCCTCCCGGCTGGGTGGAGCGATACATGGCTCACGTTCGAGGGGAGTCCGACCGACTGCGGGGCACCCCCAACTGCCAGAACTGCTCGGAAGCGCACACGTACCGACGAGGCGAGTGCCGCCTGTTCAGCTTCGGATCATCGAGGTCCTCATGACCACACCGCTCTACGACGAGGTAGTGGAGCTCACGGGTATTGACCCCTGCAAGGACCCTCGGAGCCCTCGGATGACCTCTCGTCAGGGCCGTCGGTATCGCAAGAAGAACCGTAAGCACCAGGATCAACTGATGGGTACTGTCAGCCCCCCTGAATGATGTCGTGATATCGTCATTCGGCATGTTGCACGGGTAGGCTCTCCCCCTAACTCAGTGCGCGGCCCCCTGGGCGGGAGCCGGTTAGGTAGATCGTTAAAGGTCCCGGCTGGCTGCCGCCCCCCATAGTAGATGGAGAAGGCTAATGCAATTTTGGATCACTCTGGCTATCCTGCGCGCGGCTATCCGCAGGTATGGCATCGTGTCAACCGTCATGCGACACCAGGTGAGAGCGAAGCACGCGGCAATGGGTCGGGCCACCAGAACGGTGGTGTGGGCCAGGGCTCACGGCTTGGGCGCTACGGGAAACAATCTGATGGCCCGAGATCTTATTGCTCGACTGCGGCTCGAACGGAACGGAGAATACGCAGTATGCGCGTAGCGCTGATTGGCTGGACACAGGCAATGACCTCCCAGCTGGAAGAGGAATCGGACTACAAGTGGTCGGCTGACGAGGATTGCTACGACGATTCGTCTACGCTCATCGAGTTCGCGGGTCGGCAGTGCTACGAGTCATGGAGTAAGCCCAATCCGGTTACGGCCTCCAACCGGGGGTATCTGGGGAACATCATCCACCAGAAGCACTTCTCGGTCCTCGAGCACGGATCGGCTACCTTCCGGGTGTCTGACGTGTCTCGTAGCCTGACGCATGAACTAGTCCGGCATCGACACATGTCCTTCAGCCAGGTGTCTCAGCGGTACGTCAAGGTCGATGAGTCAGGATACGTGGTGCCCCCGCTGTGGGAGGACGAGCGCACGTCATCCACAGGCCAGGCACTCGAGGCCCATTGGAGAACGTCAGTCGAACTGTACGATCGGCTGGTAGCCGAATGGCTCCCGGTGCAGCTGCAGGCCGGTGTTGACCCCCACCGAGCGCGTAAGGTGGTCCGTGAGGCCGCTCGCTGCGTGCTCCCCAACATGACCCCTACGGCGATCGTGGTCACGGGCAATCACCGGACATGGAGGGAGTTCCTCGAGAAGCGCGGGTCCATCCATGCTGACGCAGAGATCCGTAAGCTGGCTATCACCATCTACCAGCAGGTCTCGGAGCTCGAGCCGAATGTCTACCAAGACTTCTCCCTCATCCGGGATATCCACACCGATGAGCTCGTCGTCGCTCGGTCCGATGTCTGACTGGCGCACCCAGGCGCAAGTAGATGCCGACCAGGCACTGCACGCGGCTCTGTGTCAGGTACTGGATGCCTACTCGGACGGCTCCGAGGAGGACAAGGGGTTTATGCTCACGGAGTACGTGATCATCACCGCCCGGTCGGGTATCACTGACGACAACGCGCAAAGGGTTCAGTACGGATATACCTTCTCCAATGGGTCTGTCCCCTGGCATAGCGTGATGGGGCTGCTGGACTGGGCTCGATTGGCGCTGAGGGAGCAGATGAAGGAGAGGCAAGAGGGATGATCCCGGAGTGGAAGGCCAAGCTGATACGGGCATTGGGTGGTGTGGTTCCCGGTCAAGCTACGTTCGTGGTAGATGCGCAGATCGAGCGCACGGGTGAGCTCCGGCCCGATCGACTCGGTCCCGATGAGGCTGCCCTGATGGGGGAGGATCGAGAGAAGTTTGTCCCCCCGGTCGATCCTTGGAGGCCCAGCACTACGTTAAACCGGTGAGATCGGGGTAACATTCGCTTTGTTCAGGGGGCCGTCTCGGTTGTGCTGAGGCGGCCCTTCCACATCAGCCCTCTGCGGGGGTAATAATGGGTACTCCTAAAGACCGTAGCGGTCTATCTCGTAAGCCAAGCCAGATTCGGAACCGTATCCGTCGCAATCACGACATGACGGATGAGGACATTCATACGTACCTCGAGGTAATCGGCAAGCCCATTGACCAGTGGGACTTCGAGGAGCTAGCAAGAGGTAGACCCCGGAATGTAAGGGGCAACTTCGCGGGAACGACTCCTGAGTGGATTACCCCCCACGTGGTGGCCGAGGCAAAACGGAGGCTATTGCTGGGGGCCTCGGCCGGTATGGCTAAGCATCTTGATGCCGCCTTGAAGATGATCGGTAGCCTGATGGAGAACACGGATACTGACGACTTCGGCAGGCCGGTTGTAGATGCCAAGACCAAGCTGGCTGCAGCCCAGTTCGTCATTGAGCACACACTCGGCAAGCCCCAGGCGGTGGTTCAGATCACGGGAGATGACCAGGTTAAGCAAGCTCTTGCGGCTGCCATCGTTCTTGACGACGGGTTGCCTCAAGATGCGCCTTCGGTAATTGAGGGCCAAGTGGTGGAAGAGGAGTATGAAGAAGATGACGACGAGTAAGCCCCCCTGTGTGACCTGTGGTAACTCCAAGGAATGGCATGACGCCAATCCGCAGACACAGCATGTCTTCAATGACGGCTCAGTGCCCATGAGCGCCACGTTTGGCCGCAAACGTGCGGACGGGTCCAAGGAACCGCTGAACGGGCCTCAGCGGGGCGCTGAACCGGCGGTGTTGCGTCCTCCGGAAATGCAGTCGCGCTGGCCGTTCGATCCGGTGTTGCGTCAGGCCCTGATCGACAAGGGCGTGCTCACGCCGCAAGACCTGCGTGACGCAGAGGAAACCATCAAGGCGGTAACGGCTGCCTTCAATCGAGAGGTTCAGGGATGACCGAGCCAGTAGGACCCGAGTACGGACTAGAGCCGCTCCGGGACCACACCCCCGTGGTTCCTCCGATCGGCTCACGGGATCTAGTCTCATTGGATCACTACTCAACGGGATCGGAGTTCGGCGGTGTGGCCGGTCTCATTCAGCCGGAGCCTCACGCCCCCAACTCATCCGAGCGACTGTCAATGATCTATGCCATCGACCCGACGGATGACGGCACCCGTGCTGACTCGGTGCTCCCTCCTGAGCTCGATGGCAACTTCAATACGCGATGAATCCCTGTACTGGACACCCTCGGCATGTGGGTTGTGCTCACCCTGGAGGACTTCAGCGGGGTATGCATTACCCCGACTGCATGGAGTTAACAACCTGTGAGGGATGTATCCCTTTCCGTCCGATGCCGGTGTTTCCTCCTAAGCCGCAATTGGACCTATCGATATTCCGAAAGGGACAGTGATGTCTGCCCCAACGTTAAGCAAGTCAAAGCTGTTTACTGACGTACTGGGTTATTATCCTCACGCCGGTCAGCGAGACCTGCACCAGGACCGTACGCGGTTCAAGGTAGTTCGCTGTGGTCGGCGTTGGGGCAAGACCTTCTTCGGGGGTCATGAGATGACTCCGCGCGTTCTATCTCCCTGCCCCCGTACAGGGAACCCGGCCACTATCGGTTGGGTGGTTGGACCTAACTACACTGATGCGGAGAAGGAGTTTCGCATCATCTACGATGACCTTCGCAAGATGGGGGTGGATCGAGACTCTATCCGCTTTGTGAACAATGCCGATTCGGGTGCGCTACATATCAAGACATCGTGGGGGGCCGAGGTAATCGGCAAGTCAGCCCAGCATCCGGAGAAGCTAGTGGGTGAGGGGTTGAACTGGGTCCTGATGGTCGAAGCGGGGAGGCATAAGCGGCCAACCTGGGGCCAGTACATTCGTCCTGCCCTGTCGGATAAGCGGGGCATTGCAGTGTTCTCGGGGGTGCCGGAGGGCAAGTCGGATACCTCGCTGCTATACCATCTGTACGAGAGGGGGCAGTCTAGTCGGTTCAAGACCTGGATGTCCTACAAGCGTCCTTCCTGGACTAACGACATCGTGTTTCCGGGGGGCAGGACAGACCCCGAGATCCTTGAGGCCGAGGAGGATCTCACCAAGGACGAGTTTGACAGGCAATATGCGGCCGAGTTCACGGATAAGACCGGCCTTGTAATGAAGGAGTACGACGACGATATCCACCTCGGAGACTTTGACTACAATCCCTCCTGGGCTACCTACATGGCGGTTGACTACGGGTTCACTAACCCCTTCGTAGTCCTATTCATTCAGGTAGGACCTTTCGGGGACATCCGGGTAATCCGTGAGTTCAGGCGCCAGCAGCTTGATACTCCCGAGGTGTGTCGAGACCTGGCACTGGAGTATCCTGGATTAATCCGGGCTACACAGATGCTGTACCCCGATCCGGCTGAACCGGATGACACTCGGACGATGCAGCGTCTGCTGCGCATACCGGCCAACAAGAACACCGGGGGGGAGCTGAAGATTCGGCTGTCGATGATTCGCCGCTCACTCAAAGTGAGGAATTCTCACTTGCCGGAGAATGACCCCGAGCGGCGTCCGACCCTTATGATCGACCGGACGCATTGCAAGACGTTGGCATGGGAAATGCGCGAGGGCTACAAATGGCCCGAAAACAAATCGGAGCAGCGCTCTGATTCAGAGAACCCGATGGACAAAGACAATCACGGCACAGAAGCACTCGGGCGATTCTTCCGAGGCCACTTCGGTAAGTCTGCACTAGGCGGCGGCGGATCATTCGTTTCCTCCGGTGACATGACCAGTAGATGAGGGGATAATGGTTTTTACACCCTATAGCACTTCTGTCGAGCTGCATGGGCAGAAGCCTACGTGGATACCGGATGAGTTGGATATCCAACGAATCTCGTCCTACCAGACCTACGAGCAGATCTACTGGAACGTGCCGGACGTCTTCAAGGTGGCACTTCGAGGGTCAAACGATCAGCCTATCTACATGCCTACCGCCCGGACCATCGTAGACACCACTCTTCGTTACACTGCTCCGGCGTTCAAGGTGGTTACCTCTGACCGGATGACGGGTGCAGCAAGTGTGGAGGCGGTGGCCGCCTCGGTGGCCCTTCGAGACCTGATGAAGCGGGAACGGTTCAGCTCCAAGTTCTCCGGGTTCAAACGCTACGGACTAATCCGGGGTGACGCCATCTGGCATGTCACCGGAGACGAAACCAAGCTCCTCGGGTCAAGGATCAGCCTTACCGCCCTGGACCCCGGAATGTACTTCCCCATCCCTGACGAAGACGATGTGGATAAGATCGTCGGGGTGCATCTGGTTGAGCAACTGGAAACTGACGATGGCCCCCGGATCAGGCGACTGACCTACCGAAAGGTAGAAGGGGGCGGGATCTCGGTGGAGGAAGGCATCTTCGCCACTGATAAGTGGGGAGGCCCGGAGGACAAGCCTGAACGGGTAATCACTCCGGTGCAGATGATGCACCCGAGCATCACCTCTATCCCTGTGTATCACGTCAAGAACTTCGAGGAGCCGGGTAACCCGTTCGGCAGTTCGGAGCTGCGGGGGCTGGAACGGATCATGTCTGCGGTCAATCAGACCGTAAGCGATGAGTCGCTTGCCTTGGCACTGGCCGGAATTGGCGTCTACGCAACGGACAGCTCCCAGCCCATCGACCCCGTGACTCGCAAGCCGGTCCCCTGGCAGTTCGGTCCGGGGCGTGTGGTCCACTACGACGGGTCAGACTTCAAGCGGGTACAGGGTGTTGGCTCGGTGCAGCCGTACAGCGACCATTACGAGCGTCTGGTGATGGCACTGAAGGAAGCTTCGGCCACACCCGGCGTCGCGGTTGGCATGGTGGATGTATCGGTAGCCCAGTCTGGCATTGCTCTGGCATTGCAGCTGGCTCCCATGCTGACCAAAGTCCAGGAGAAGAATGACCTGATCCTGGACGTTCACAACCAGATGTTCTTCGACATTACGACTATGTGGTTTGACGCCTACGAGCAGACTGCATTCGATGGAGTGGGCATTGACTGCACCGTGGGTGATGCAGTGCCGGTGGACCGCGCGGCTCGGTTCACCGAGCTCAACGACATGCTAGACCGGGGAGTTATCGACACTGCCTTCTACCGGGCGGAGTGTGTGAAGCTGGGGTACGTCTTCCCCGAGGACATCCAATCCACTGCGGCGGCTGAATACCAGCAGCGCAATGCCGACCAGTTCGCTGCTCGAGTGGCTGATGAGCTGACCCCGACAGAGGACCCTGATGCCCTCGCCTGATCCCCTTCAGCCATATCGCAAGGTACAAGCGAAGTCCGATGCCGACCTGGCCCGGATCCTTCAAGCGACGGCTAAGGCGATTGCAGCTCGCATTCTGGGGCTTAATCGGGGAGTAGGGGGTGACATCCGAGGGGCCCAGCTACGATTGACGCTTGCTGCTATCAAGAAGATGCAGAAGTCGATGTGGGCAAACGGCGTCACCCCCCTTGTCGAATCGGGTATGGACAGCGCTACAGAAGCCGCTGAGGGCGCCATAGGGACGATGTCGCGTGTCGCGTACGCCGCATTGCCGGAAGCGGTGGCTGAAGAGCTCATACGCGGCCTGAGGCTGTCGGCTGAATCGGGGTTGAAGTCTGACGCCACTCGTAGGAAACGAGAGCTGTCAGAACGGGTCTACAAACTGTCGGCTCTCCACACTGGCAAGGTAGAGGACATGATCAGGCAAGGACTGATCGCTAACCTCACCTCTAAGGAGCTGGCAGGATCGGTCAGGCAATACATCAGCCCAGATGTAAAGGGTGGCGCTTCTTACGCCGCAATGCGGCTAGCGCGTACCGAGATCAACAATGCCTTCCACGAGCGACAGATCAACGGAGCGAAGCGACCGGGAGTATCTGCGGCGGTGTGGAACCTATCCGGCTCGCACGTAGTACCTGACGAGTGCAACATCTACGCAGCCCACAACGGCAATGGGGAGTACCCCCCGGACCAAATCCCGGAGAAACCTCATCCCCATTGTTTTTGCTACCTGACGTATAAGACTACTCCCCCTGACGACTTCCAGGCGCAGTTGCTAAATGGTGACTTCGATGATGAGCTAGACCGTCGGACCAAAGCAAACCTGAAACGCCTCGGAGTTGGATCGACCCCACCAACCAGTTAAGATATACGCGATCTCAACCTTCGATAAGGAGTCACGATGAGTCTGCGACTCACCAAGCCAGGCATGCGTTCGGTGGACCTGTCCGGCAAGAAGCACCCGATCACGGGCCTGCCGCTGGAGCCCCTGGGCTACCTGAAGAACGGTACGGCGGTGTGGCCCCAGTTCGGCGCAGCGCCGGACGATGAGGACCCCGATGATCCCACCTTCACGGGTGAGGACGAGGACGACGAGGACGACGACGAAGACGAGGATGAGGACGAGAAGAAGCCGAAGAAGCGTCCATCCAAGAAGTCCAAGGATGACGACGAGGACGACGACGACGACGAAGACGAGGATGAGCTTCCGGCCAAGGCACGGGCCTCTCGTCAGGCCATGAAGTACCGGCTGCAAGCGAAGAAGCTTCGTCAGCAGAACGCTGACCTCGAGGCTCGTCTTCAGGCCATTGAGGACAAGGACAAGAAGCCCGAGGAGCTCAACGAGCGAGAGGTCAAAGAGGCTCGCCAGAAAGCCGAGAAACTGGCGGCCGACCGGGCGGCCCTTCAGCTCGAGAACGCTTTCCTTCGAGTTAACCTGATTGACTGGGTGGACCCCGAAGACGCTCTGTTCGTGGCAGATCGAGAAGGACTCCTCGAGGACGTGATTGACGAGGATGGTAACGTTGATCGCAAGTCCCTTCGAGCCGCGCTCAAGGACCTTGCTCGGCGGAAGCCGCACCTCGTCAAGAAGCCCAAGCCGGTTGATGACGAGGACGAAGAAGACGAAGAGCCGCGCCCTCGTCGATCTGCCGCAACGATGAACAGCCGTCGTAAGGGAACCAAGCAAACCCCCTCGCGGGAGGACCTTGCTAAGAAGTTCCCCGTTCTCCGTCGGTAGTACGTCCACACCCCGCTGGTCGGTGGCCTCGCGGGAAAGTTAACCATCGTAAGGTCACGTTCCGTTGAAAAGAAGGGAGTGGACGTGAGTAGGTTCGATAAGTACGAGCCGAAGTCGGGCGGTTTCCGTGCCCCGCTGAATGCGGCATGGAACGCCACTTCGGGTCCCTCCGGGGTCACTGACCTCAATCGAGTCACCTGTGTCGAGCTCAACTCCTCGGGTCGAGTGATTCGCGCGGCTACGGCCGCTAACGTCGTTGGCGTCATCGTCGTCAACCAGCCAATGGCGGCTGGGGACATCATCGACGTGATGACCGACGGCGAGATCGTGGAGTTGGCTGCGGCCGACCTCCAGGCCGCTACCGCACCGGTGGCTGGTACCAAGTACTACTTCCAGGCCACTGCCGGTCGACTCACCGCTACGGCCCCGGTTGCCGGAGCTGCGGGAGTCTACATCGGTACGACTGTCGAGTCCACTCGGCTCGTCGTCCGTTGCCAGAACACTGGCGGAGAGGACGGCGCGTAATGGGTAGCACGATGCGCAAGCTCTGGACCCCGGACATCGTGGTCCCTGGCCAGTTCTCCAAGCTTCCCAAGCGGGGCATGGAGCTGGTCGACTACCAGCAGCTCGGCATTCTGCCGGGTATCGCGGGTGGTGCCCCCCGCAAGGGTACTCACGTCGCTTCTGACGTAGTCACCACCACCGCCGACGGTACCGACCTGAACCGGGTCTGGGAAGTCTTCATGGAGCTCCTCGGGGCCGTGAATGGTCAGCGTCAGTCGCTGATCAACTTCCTCAGCTTCCCTGTCACCACTCCGGTGGAGCAGGTTGTCCAGCCGGGCGAGGGTGTCGACTTCGAAGAGGCTTCGGAGTTCGGCGAGCCGGTCGGTGCGCGAATCGCTCCGTCGTACTTCAACATGGGCTACGGCTTCAAGTGGTACGACCTGGCGGCCCGCTACACCTGGCAGTACCTGGCCGATGCGACCACTGCAATGGTCGAGTCGGTGGCCAATGCTGCAGTGGAGGCCTACTACCGCAAGCTGCTGTTCGAGGTCTTCAAGACGGTGTTCAACCCGACCAACTCGTCTGCGACCATCAACGGCAATGCCTACTCCGTCTACAAGTTCTACAACAACGACGGAACGGTCCCGCCGACGTACAAGCAGAACACCTTCGCGGGAACTCACCAGCACTACAAGACGACCGGATCCTCGGCGCTCGAGGCGCAGGACCTCGACACGATGGTCATCGATGACTTCACTTCTCACGGGTACAGCCAGGAAAACGGCTACACCCAGGTAGCGATGGTCCACTCGACGGTCGGCAACGCAATCCGCAACTTCCGCTCGGCCGTGAGCAACGGCGAGTCGGTCGCGGGCAACTACGGCCGGTATGACTTCATCCCGGCTCAGGGTCAGCCCGGTCAGCTGATCACCAGCACGCAGCAGGTCGTTGGTGCCTCGCAGGTGTCTCCGACGCTGGCGGGTCTGACCGTCATCGGCTCGTACGGTCCTCTGCTGATCGTTCAGGACGACTGGCTGCCGTCAACGCACGTTCTCACGTTCGCAACGGGTGGCGAGGCCAACCTGGGCAACCCGGTCGGTCTGCGCGAGCACGCCAACGCGAACCTGCGGGGCCTGCGCCTGGTCAAGGGTCGCAACGCGGACTACCCGCTGATCGACTCCTTCTGGGCCGTTGGCTTCGGTACCGGTGTTCGCCACCGAGGCGGCGGCATCGTCCTCGAGCTGTCGGCGGACGCCACCTATGATCCTCCCGCGATCTACGCCTAAATCGGAGGTGTGACATGCGTCTAATCGACTGGGGCTCGGCGCTGAGCGCCGACGACAAGGCATGGGCTCTCGCTTCCGGCATCCTCGGAATGGAGGACCGGATTGCTGCCAACGAGCAGCAGTTCGCAGGTGTGGTCGAGGAGGGAGACTACGACGACGACTACGACGACTGGAAGGTCGCCGAACTCGAAGCCGAAGTCGCCGAACGTGAGCCCGCCGTGGAGCTCACCGGTACGGGCAAGGACGGGAAGGTCCTGAAGCTGGACCTGATCGCAGGCCTTCGGGCCTGGGACCGGGCCAATCCGGCCACGTAGGACATCGGTAAGTGAAGGCCGGGATTGGGTTTATGCCTGGTCCCGGCCTTTCACCGTAGAGGAGGTGTTTTCAAGATGGCAACCGTTGACCAGATCGCTCGACTCCGTCGGATGATTGACGCAGTTGACGATGACTCCGTCTACACTGATGAGCTTCTTTCCGACTTGATCGACGTTGAGGGCTTCGAGGCCTCGGCTGCGATGATCTGGAAGGAGAAGGCCTCATCGTTTGCCGCCTTGGTTGACATGACGGAAAGCGGCTCCACACGCCGTTTGAGCCAGTTGGCCGACCAGGCGTTGAAGATGGCCGCAACGTTCGTCCCCGAGCCCTCTACGGACACCTCAGGGGGTTCTTACACGGTCGGGATCACGCGGGTATGACCGCCTCGGCGGTTGAGCTGGCTACGCAGCGCAAATTGACGGCGGCGCTGATTCGCAATGATCCAACTACGGCTGCGCTGATTCCCCGTGTCGAGGTCACCACCCCCTCGGGGGGACAGACTCGGACGGACGGCACTCCTCGGCAGCCACAAACCTTCAAGCTTTCCCTCCTGGCCTATGACCAGCGCCCAACAATCACGGTCGCAGGTGTGGAGAGGTTGATTGACTACCACCTGATCGCCCTGTGGGATGCCGAGATGGAAGTAGGCGACTACTGGGTGGACGAGGAGGGAACTCGATTCGAGGTGGTCGGGTTCAGTGAGGGCTGGGAATACCAGACCAAGGCCTTCGTCTATCGTCATGTCCCGAAGCTAGCGAGGCCGTAATGGCTCGGGGAGTGTTCGACTTCGATAGCCTAACGCCGAGCTTGAAAGCTCTGCTGCCGAAGGTGGACGCTGCCGTAGACCTGGTGTTCGATCGATACGAAGCAGTCTCGGAATCATACTCACGGCTGAATGCTCCTTGGACTGACCGAACGGGCAATGCTCGACAAGGTCTATTCACCACGCATGAGTCGGAGCCTATGGTGGTTCATCGTCTGGTGGTGTATGGGACGATGCCCTACACCTACTGGCTCGAAGTTAGATGGTCAGGGAAGTACGCGATCATCGGTCCCACCTTGGCGCATATAGCTCCACAACTGGCTGCCGACCTGGCGGCCGCTATTTCTCGTGCCGTTAGGAGTTGACATGCGCGCAATCGTACGAGCAGCCATCATCGCAGACCCGACGCTGGCGGGACTGGGTGTGGTCAGTGCGGGTGTCCTAGCGGGTGATGTGGATACTCCCCAGCAGCGTCCGTTCCTCAACCTTCGATGGGGGACCACACTGCCGGGGCTAGACATAGTGAGTCGACGTACGCTTGTCATCTGGGTGCATGACGAGCCTAATGACTACTCCGCCAGAGTAGACTCCATCCTAGTTCAGTTGAGAACTGTGCTGGCCTCTCTGGTGGGACAGGATAACGGAACTGGTCACGTTGTAGGTGTCGAGTGGACGGGGGACTCGGACGATTTAGTCGATGACGGTCATGGGACAATCACCCGGACCGCGAGTTTCTTGCTGGTCGGCTCCGGTCAATAAGGAGGGAAGTTACATGCAGTTCGTTAAGTACATCGGCAAGGCCCATCGTAGGGGCATCACGGCGGCTGAGTGGCGCGGCGTCGGGATCAACGGCCAGACCGTGTTCTGGGGTCCCGAGAATGGGTTCTCGGTGCCCCTGGATGCGTTCACCGAGGAGCAGCTTCGGAAGGCTATCGACCCCGATCGGTTCTTCGTGGTGGTTGGACTGGAGTCCGCTCCCGACCCCCTCCCGATGGACATGACTCCCGAGCAGGCCGAGCAAGGCCCGGTGGATCTGGGTCAGCTGTTCGATGACCACAAGGCCAACGAGGCCTAGATGGATCTCCGTTGCCCGCACAAGAAGTTTGGGGTACTGCTCCAAGCTTCCATCGGCGAGGGGGAGGTTGAGTTTGCTTGTCCCTCTCGATGGTGTGGGAAACGAGAAGGCGTAACAGTGCTGCATACGTTCAGCACTAGAACCGGAAAGCTGATGGTTACCCGTCAGTTTAGAAACCCCAAAGGGAGGGTTTGATGGCACTAGGAACTGCGCTCCCGTATGGAATGCGGGACATCAAGCTGGTGCAGTACCCAGACCTGGCTGCGACCTCGTTTGGCTCGGTCCTGACCGACCTGCCGAATGCCCGCACCATGTCCTTCAATGACACCGAGGAGTACACCGACCTTCGAGGCGACGACAAGCTCGTTACGTCTCACGGTCAGGGCTCCCAGGTGGAGTGGGAGATCGAGTCGGGCGGCATCTCGTTCGCAGCTCACGCCATCCTCGCGGGTGGTGTGGTCATCGAAACGGGCATCAGCCCGAACCAGGTGAAGCGATTCCGCAAGAAGACCACCGACCAGCGCCCGTTCTTCACCGCAATGGGCCAGTCCATCAGCGACTCGGGCGGAGACTTCTGGCCGATCCTGTGGCTGTGCCGGTCTACCGGCAATGTCGAGGGCGAACTGGCCGATGGGGAGTTCTTGACCCCCGGTGTCTCCGGCATCGGCTTCCCCTGCCGGGTTTCTGGCGCGGTTGCCGGTACCGAGATCCTGGACTCGATCTACGACTTCGTCCAGCACGAGACGATCACGTCGCTGATCCTGCCCGCGCTCGACACTCCGGCAGCCCCGGCTGTCTACTCGCTGTCCGACGTGGCTGGCCCCACGGCCGGTGGTGAGGTGGTGGTCGTTACGGGTGAGCGGTTCACCGGCGTCACTGGCGTCACCGTGGGCGGCACTGCGGCTACCGACTACGAGGTCGAGTCGCCGTACCGCCTCGTTCTCATCACTCCGGCAAAGACTGCCGGGCCGCACGATGTTGTAGTCACGAACGCAACCGGGGCCTCGGCTACTGGCGCTCAAACGGTCTACACGTACAGCTAACCATCACTTCTACGGGAATTAGGAGCACATGATGCCCCCCACTAACTTCATCCCTAACGATGTCTGGGGATCGACCACACCCGCTGGCTCTTCCGAGGAGCTTACGCTCCCCAGTGGACAGACCTGCCTGGCCCGGAAGATGGGTATGGAGGGCCTGCTGGAATCCGGTATTCTGGCTGAAGCCGACTCGCTTACCGGGCTGGTGAATGAGAAGCATATCCGCAAGGTACGTGGAGCCAAGGGCGTTGCAGACCACGATGAAGTCGATGGTGCCGCCCTCATGAAAGATCCGGGAGCTTTCAAGGCCATTATCACGGTAGCGGATCGGGCCCTGCCTACCATCCTGGTTAGCCCGAAGGTCACTCTCCACTACACCGAGCAGACGGTGGGAAAGACCACTGTTACGAAGGCCCTAACGGACAAGCAGCGCGAGAAGATCCGTGAGGAATCCGATGAGCCGGTAGTGTTCACGGATCAGATCGGGCTGGAGGACAAGATGTTCCTCTTCGAGTGGGCAATCGGTAGCCTGGGTGATCTCGCCTCCTTTCGTCGAGGATCCTCGAATGATGTGGGAGGTGTGGACGATGGCGCAGTCGTTCCACGCAAGGCCAAGCGACGTCCTCGGAATCGTTGATCGAGTCTCGGCATTTTGCCTTGATCGGGCCATCTTCACCTTTGCCTCGGCTATCGAGCATGACCAGGAAGTCGCTACCGGGCGGCTCCCTAAAAGCGCCAAAGAAGCTACTCATAATCACGTTAGGCAACGCATTCTAGATGCCTATCTGGGGATTGACACCCAGAAGGCAAAAGGAAGGTTTGCCGCTCCGAAGTAGGCGGTGAGGCATGGCCGGTAACCACACCCTCGGGACTATCCGGGGCACTATCGAAATCGACTACGATGGCACTGGGATAGTCAAAGCCATCAAGGATACAGACAGGCTGAGCTCAACCAACGATCGGTTAGGGCAATCCTCCTCGCGGGTTCTCAGCATGTTTGGCAAGATGTCCGGGGTGGCCTTCAAGGCAGGTGCCGCAGCCAGCTCCCTCAATAGTGGACTGGGACTGGTTGCGGGCACCTTGGCGGTTATCGGCCCCCTCGCTGCTGCTGGGTTTGCCGCACTGCCCGCTATCATCGCTGCCTATGCCTCCGTGATGATCATTGCCAAGGTGGCAACGGCCGGTGTAGGCGATGCGCTGAAATCCGCAGGCGAGGGGGGCAAGGCGTTCGAGGAGTCCCTCAAGAAGCTATCCCCCGAGGCGCGTAAGTTTGTCCTCGAATACCAGAAGGCCATTCCCGCCCTCGGTCGAGTTCAGCAAGCCATGCAGGATGCATTCTTCACCGGGGCGCAGAGCAGGGTTGCCGGGGTAGTCTCGGCCATCAGCTCGCTTCGTCCGCAGGCCGTGGGTGTGTCTTCGGCCTTGGGTCAAATTGTTCAGAACATAGTGAGGTTTGCTACCTCCGGCAAGTCGGTTGAGGGTATTCGCACCATCCTCTCCGGGGTGAACGCCTTCTTGCTGAAGATCAAAAATTCTATCGGCCCGGTGGTTCAGGCCTTTATCGGATTGGCTGCCCAGGCCAGCGTCTTCGGGGGTCAAGTAGGCGGGTCGCTCAATGGGGCCCTTGCCAAACTGGCCGCTTGGCTAAACTCCATTGATGTAGCCGAGTTGTTCGAGACTGCGGCCCCCATTGTCAAGTCCCTGGGGGCTTTTTTCGAGGACATTGCAGTTATCGCCAAGCAGCTGTTTAGCATCTTCAACACTGACGGGGCTGAAGCCGCCTCGCTGTTGAGTGAGCTAGCCAGCAAGCTTGCGGATTTCCTCCAATCCGCCCAAGGACAGGCTGCGCTAACCGCGCTGGGCCAAGCCTTCTCCGCTATCTCGGGCGCAGCCGGGCAGATATTCCTGGCTCTGCTGGAAGCACTGGCCCCCGCTATCGTTGCCTTGGCCCCAGGTGTCGCTGAACTAGCTGGCCAGGTGGCCGGTCTGCTGGTCCCGGCCATCACAACCCTCAACCCACTGCTTACCTCGCTGGCTGGGTTCTTGAGCGATAACATGGGCTGGATCGGCCCACTGGCAGGTGTGGTCGTTGCGCTGGCCGGGGCCTACAAGGTGTACGCTGCCGGAGTCAAGGCGGTTATTGCACTTAAGGCGCTAGAATTGGGTGCCCATCTGAAGTCGGTTGGGGCCTGGATTGCCAGCACGGCCGCCACCGTGGGTAACACGGCTGCTACGGCGGCTAATGCAGCGGTGCGCGCCGGGGCCTTTGTTGGCTCCTTCATCGCCTCTACTGCGGCAATGGCTGCCTCTACCGCCGGAATGATCGCGCAGAAGGTTGCAATGATCGCGGGAGTAGTTGCCACCAAGGCAGTGGCTGCCGCCCAGTGGCTGCTCAATGCGGCTATGTCGGCTAACCCTATCGGTGCGGTAGTGGCTGTCATCATCGCGCTTGTGGCCGGTCTAATCTACGCCTACAAGAACAGCGAAACCTTCCGCAACATCGTCAATGCCGTCTGGGCCAGCATCAAGGTGGCCGTAGCCGCCGTAGTTAACTGGTTTGTCAACACGGCACTGCCCTTCTTGTCCAAGGTGTGGAAGGGAATTGTATCTGGCGTTAAGGCAATGGTGTCCTTTGCCATAACCCAGTTCAACATCTGGCGCAGTGCTATCCGCACAGTCCTAAACGTCATCAAGGCGATTTTCTCTGCGGTATGGAAGGGCATAACCACTGTAGTCCGGACCCACATCAACCTAGTTCGTACCGTCATAACGACTGGCATTAACGCAGCCAAGGCGGTATGGACAGCGGTTATGAACTCCGTTCGTGCAGTGACCCGCGCGGTGTGGTCGGCTATCTCGGCCGTTGTGCAGTCTCATATCAATCGAGTCAAGTCAGTAATCGCAGGTGTCCGGGCAGTCATTGCCATTATTCGATCGGCCTTCAACTCCGCTCGATCTGCGGCAGCTTCGGCCTTGAACTCGCTTGTGTCGTTGGTTAGGGGATTGCCCCGTAGGGTGTCGAGTGCCCTGGGCAACATCGGACGACTGCTGTACTCGAAGGGTAAGTCGCTGGTTCAGGGCTTCATCAACGGCATCCTGGGCATGCTGGGGTCCGTCCGTAACGCAGGTTCTAGGGTTGTCGGCGCGATTTCGGACTTCTTGCCCGGATCTCCGGCCAAGGAGGGCCCGCTGTCCGGTAAGGGTTACGCCCTGCTCCGTGCCCAGCGGATGATGGGTGACATTGCCAAGGGTATTAACATGCGGTCTAGTTTGCCTGCTAAGGCAATGGCGGGTGCGGTTAACCCCATTGCGCGGGCAATCGTGCCCGGTGGCTCTGGAACGTCCTCAGCGGCTGCAACGGCCCCGACCACACAACCCGTCGGGACGTTCGGGCCGTACAACCTCACTGTAGACGGCGAGGTACTGACCTCATTCGTTGTCGATACGATCACGGGTAACCCAGTTGTTGTGTCTCGTGCGAGCGATGAGGGCAAGCGCAAGAAGTCATGGGCCGGATCGGGACGGAGCTAATCAATGGTTCGCATAGACAGGCAACAACCAGACATCTACTTCGGTAGGCCCGGAGCGTTGGTGTCTCTCCCTTGGCCGAGGGGCGGCTTGGGTAATGCTTTCGAGCGGGAGACATTCGACTTCAAGACAGGGTCGGGACAGCATCGGGTCTCGTCACTGATCGGGGGGTCTAGGCAATACTCCCTCAGCTGGAATGCTCTCCAGGTGGACACCTACAACCGAATCGATCAGTACTGGACGGGCAGCATGGGGTTGGGCCCTTGGGCCCTGGTGGACCCCTCTCGACCCAACCTACTGCTGACCAATCAGGCTGCGGCTACCTCGGAGTGGAACACTGCACAGGGGTTTAGCACATCGGCGGCTAATCACGGCGCGGTCACCTCCAATCAGGACGCTGCCCAGGTCCACCGAACGGGTGCCCCGAGGTCGCTCAGGTGGAGGTTTGCCGTTTCTCCGGCCGCCTCTCCTGTGCTAACCATTACTCCACCCTACGGCTCCTGGTTCGGAATCCCCGTCCAGCCGGGCTTGGCTTACATGTTCTCCTACTGGATCAAGCCGGTCGGAGACGCCAGCATCACGGTAGACCCGCAGATTCAGTGGTACGGGGCAGACGGGGTCCAGGTGGGTTCTAACGTAAGTGGGGGTGCCACTGCTGTCACGGCCTGGACTAGGCAGTCAGTCGGCGGTGTGGTTCCGGCAGGAGCAGCTTTTGGCTTGCCCCGTTTGGTAGCCACGGGGGCCACCATCACTCCTGATTGCTCGTTGTATGTAGATGAGTTGATGTTTGAACAAGATTCAGTGTTGAACAGCTGGGCACCCGGTACAGGATGTCGACCGGTAGAGATCCTGTCCCTTACCGAGGGCGTACCCTTCGCCGCTAGATTCCGTGACAAGCCGGTATTGCTGTTGAGGGAGTTGGCTACGTGACTGCACTAGATGATGCTTTGGCGTCTCCAAGCACTACCTGGGTTAGACCCAACCTAAAGGCCTACTGGGATGGGTTTGAGACCCCCCTGGGGGCTGAACGGGAGGACCTGGGGCCACAGCTGGGAGAGCAGTTGACTCTCGAGCACTCATTGAATGACGGGCTACCTGATCCCGTTACCATGACTTCGCAGAGCAATGCGTCGGGAGCTTTGAGTGCAGACCTGATAGGCCGGGAAGAGCTAATAGCTCATGCTCCAACGATTGGTTGGAGAACCTCAGCGGGCTTCGGGTCTAGCTCGGCCTCCACTTTCACTGTGCAGACCATCCCATCTGACATTGACGAAGGGGACATGGTTATCTGCGCCGTGGCTGTCCCTTCGGCGGTAGTAGTGTCTACGATCAATGAGGACTATGAACTGGTCGGGACCTACAGTGATGGGGCCAGCCTGGCTGTCTACGTATTTGCCGGGGTATTCACTGCGGCTTCTTCCCAGTTCGTAGCCTCATTCAGCGGCAATAGCCGATGGGCTATGGTGATATCAGCCATGTATGCCTATGCGATAGATGGCAGGCGAGTGCCGCTGGCATTGGGTACTATCGTGGGGGTAGCCGAGTCAGCTTCTGTTACCTCTCACAGTGCCCCGAGCGCCACGCTAAGCCGTCGGGGCATGGTTGCGTCGGTGTGGGCCAGGTTGTCATCCACTACCGGCTGGGTACCCGCTGATACGGAGCTCGCAGAGGCGGCCGGTACGGGGGGCACCGATGCTAACGTGTCATTGAGCCGTACTGACTTGAAGCTGCCGGATGGCTACGTGACTACGGCGACCACACCCACTGCGACGTCTACTGCGGTTATGATCTCGATTCCTATCGAGGTGGTGGACCGTCCGGCCATGACTGCTCGTGAGTACTTCTCACCCTTCAATACCACCAGTCCGGTTTACGGCTTGGACCGTGACGTAGCTCCCGTAGAATTGGACTGGGGCACCTTAACGGCAGACGGCCCCGAGTACACCACCATCATGGTGGGTCAGATGGCTGACATTGAAGTGCAGGGAGACTCGGCTCAGCTCCAAGCCGTGAGCGACACTCGGCTCGACCTCATGGCCTCGGTGCAGCCACCGGTGGTGTGGGCCAAACGAGAGCGAGCTAATGCGACTTGGCTGATGACTTGGCTGATGTCTCAAGCCGGGTTGTTCTTGTCTTATCGACCCGGTCTGCTTACCCGGATCTGGGCACCCCTGTATGGGTCAGTTCATGCTCACTTCGAGGGTCCGGGAGGGTATTCGTATGCAGTTAGAGAAGATGCTATCGAGTATGCGGGGCAGCGACCGCCTCTGATGGTTGAGGGGCCTTTCGTAAGGGGCATGTATGCCTGCATGTTGGCCGATGAGTACCAGATGATCGTTCTCAATATGTCCCCCTCGCAGTACACTCATCCGGCCTTGGCCGATACTTATAATGAGGGGTTTGCTTACGACCAGATGAGTCAATCCTCCTATGAGGGGAGGATCCAGTGCTACGTTCGGGGTGATGCCACCCAAACGGCGGTAGGGTTTACCCCCTACAATGCTAGTCGCCTCTGGGAGTACACCCTTCGACTCCGACAGCACACCACTTCTCTTATTGATGCCCAGGTGACGGTTTACATCAGGACATCGGATAGAAAGCTGGTGGTGCTAATGGGAGATGACACTGCCGGTTTCCTTGAGGTAGCCAGCACGCTAGTCCTGCCCACCGATGGAGAATGGCATTTCATCGGGTTCTCCTGGGACTGGAGCACGGGTGAGACTCGGTTCAGGATGGACACCTCCGACGATGACTACGATGGGTCAGGGTTTGTAACCACTGACGCCAACCTGCCCGAGAGTGATGCGGATTACATCGCGGCAGGTAACTTCATCGACAACCTGGTGTACTCCAAGCTTCCTCTTTCTGAGCTCCAGGTCGAATCGGGCACTGCCTCTCACTTTAACCCCTTCATGAATGACTATCCCCTGCCGGACAATGCAGTAGCTCGTACGCTCGACATGGAGCTAGAGGTTATTGCCGAGCCCGCACCTCGGGATCTGTGGACCCAGCTGGTAGAGCTGGCCCAGGCTAACGCCGCCTCTTATCGATGTTCTGAGGTAGATACCTTCATGTTCCTTCCCCTGTCCTACTTCGGGGAAACGGCACAGATGACTCCTCAAGTAGTGGTGCTGGATACCGACCAGAATGCAAGTTCTATCTCGGCCCGACAGGACCCATCAAAGACCCGTAACCTGGTGACGGTAGAGTTTACCGAAACCACGGTAGATGACATCTACTACGGGGTACTTGATTACAGCACCAGCATCAAGCTCCCTCGAGGAAAGACCACCATTCAGTTCTCACTGGATACCCCGGCGGCAGAGATCCACCTGGCCCCGAGTCGACGTGCTCCAGTATCGCTGACCGCCCTGACCTCCGGTCAAGTAGCTACACCGAGCACCATCCCGAACAACATTCACTACTTCTCGGCCAATACGAAGGCAGACGGAACCGGTAACTATACCGCTGGAGTGACTGCTAAACTGGTGGAGGCTACTGCCTTTACGGTTACCATTGAGTTCAGCAATGGTTCCTCCGGTAACCGGTACATCGTTAACAACGGAGACAGCGTCCCCTTCATTCACGTACAAGGCTACCGGATTCATACCGGGATCGGGTATGAGACTCGACGAGACGATACCTCTATTGAACTACGACGAGAACGATCGCTCAGTACGCAGGCCTTGCAAATCCAAGGGCGAGTGGATGCTGGGCAATTTGCATCCTCGTTGGTAGCCATGCTGTGTCGGCCTCGTGCTGAGATATCGATTACTGTCGTGGGTGATCCTCGTCGGGCTCCGGGGCAGTTGGTAACTATCGCTGATCAGCAGGGAACCAAAGCGGAAGGCACTTGGAGAATCATGTCCTGCGTTCATCACCGGAACAATGCGCAGTACACCCAGGACCTTCAGCTTGTACTTGTACTGCCCCCGTCCGAGTGGGACGGCATCGACGGTTGGGACTACGGAGTGTGGAGTGAGTAATGGGTAGCTACGATGACATCCTGGTGCCAACCAGTGGACAACCCGTCTCGGTATCCCAGTTCGGGGTACCTGTCAGGGACGCCATTCAGGACCTTGACGTTCGGCTCGCAGACGCAGCTGACCCGGACATAACCACCACCGCTGGAGACGTAGGGACGGTTGCCTCCGGGTTCACCGTGAACGACGTGAGGGCGGCCACCCTGTTCGGGGGTAAGCTGGTCCATGTAGATCTGTACCTGGTTCTATCCGGATCAACCATCACGGCGACGAACGGCAACATCACAGATACCCCGTGCTTCACGCTCGCCACGGCTTATCGACCCTCAGGCACAGTATCCACAATTTGGAGTAGTGGCCTCGAGGACGGTGAGTGCGTGATCACTACGGGCGGGGGGGTTACCCTACGGACAGCCTCTCATACTATTGATTCGGGGGTCAACATCCGGATCTCGGCAATGTTCATCAAGGACTAACCCAGGATCCGGGTACACCGGGGGGCCATCGGGACCACGTTGCTGTCTTAGCGTGGATCTGGTGGCCTTCTACGTAGCCAACTCATTCGGGCGGGTGGGGGTCGGATGGGAGAATGTCCCTGGAACCTACGAAGGAGAGCCCATGACTGGCCCACACGAGAAAGCGCCAGGCGAGAACCCCGAGGATCACGTCGGAGATGAGATTCCTGACCCCTGGGACGACGAGACACAAACTGACTGGGGAGGTGGGGTCGATGGTGAACTGGGTACTGACTCCGTTAGTTCTTAACTTCCGGAAGCAGCTCAATCTTCGCTTCCCCCACCGAGACGGCTCCAGTGACGGAGGGATTGGTGACTACCGGCATTCACTGGGCAAGTCGGGACACAATCCGGACGACACGAGCAAGCATAACGCCGAGTGGGATGGCGACTCGGACAGCAAGCCAGAGGTACGTGCGATAGACATCGACAAAGACCTGCGCGATTCTCGCGGGGTGACTGTGGAGATGTTGGTTCAGTACCTCATCGGTATGTTTCGCGCAGGCCGATGGGCTCCATTTCGCTACATCATCTACAAGGGCCGGATCTGGGCAGCTTCTGACGGCTGGAAGACCCATGCCTACACAGGAGCTAATGCCCACAACGAGCATGCCCACTTCTCCGGCGGGTACAGCGACACAGCCGATGAGGCTGATGACTACGATTTCAAACTAGATCAGTTAGGGGAACCCACGATGTTGGTCAAGAAGGGCGACACAGGCGAGGAAGTCAAGTTCTGGATGTACGTCCTGAAAGACCTCGGCCACTACACCGATGATGTCGATGGGGTGTACGGGCCGAAGATGGAGGCGGCAGTGAACGCCTACCGGTCGGCGGCTGGCCTCGGCCCGCTGACGTACATCTCCGGCTGGCAGGCATGGTCGATGCTGGCCTCGGCGATGAAGAAGCGAGCCGGAGCCCCCGGAAAGAATGGCAAGGACGGAGCCCCTGGCAAGGATGGGGCTCCGGGACAGGACGGACAGGACGGAGCTCCGGGACAAGACGGAGCACCTGGAAAAGACGGAATGGATGGGAAAGATGCCTCCCTCACCGGCACTATCACGGTGACGGGCGGGACTCTCAACATCCAGTCTGACTGAACAGAGAAAGAAGGGACACCGTGCGATACGTCTTCTACTGGGCAGCGGTGCCCCCGGAGATTGCAGGGATGCCCACCTGGGCATTGAATGGCCTATCAATCGGTGGTGTGGTCAGCTTCGTTCTTGTGGGGCTGGCTACATCTCGGTTGTGGACCAAGCGGCAAGTCGACATCGTTCGTGAAGATCACTCCAGAGCGATAGAAACTCTGGTTTCTCATCACACCCGCGAAACGGCCGACACCAAGGCTCGTTATGAGCACCACATCACTACAACCGTTGACCTCTACAAGGGAATGGTGATTGATGCTCTCAAGAGGGAACAAGATTGGAGGGACATAGCCATGCACTGGGAAACCGTGGCAGAGACACTGTCGTCAAGCTTGGAACCCATGTATGAGCAAAGCGCTACTACTCTCCAAGTCCTTCGGGCCATGCAGGCTGAATCACGGAAAGGGGATTGATCCGTGACCATTCCTACCTCCGGTGACGATAAGGAGAGAAAACAAGCGCTAACTAATGCGCAGGCCGCATTGGTAAAGGCAAGGCGAATCAAGGACAGGGGATCGGCTATAAGTGAGGGGTGGAGGCGTTCTAGAGAAGAGAACCACTTCCACCAGTTGCTGAAGGCGATTCGCACGTAAGATTCAGATTGACCACACCTCCCATCGAAGGGGAAGATATGCAACCGAAGTTGATTTGGCCTGTGTTCGGTGTAGTCTTGATGGCTATCATGACCACCGTTCAGGATGCCATCACAGACCAGCACATCGACGCTCAGGAGTGGGTGCAGGTGGCGCTGGGTGCCCTCATGGCGTTCAACGTCTGGGCAACGGCGAACCTGCCCCAGTACGAAAAGATGAAGAGCTATGTGGCTATCTCCATTGCGGTTGTCACCGGCCTCTACACCTTCGTGATCGGCGGTGTGTCCACGGCCGAGGTCATTAACCTCGTCATCATCGCCCTCGCCGCTGCGGGTGTTGTTGTAGTACGTCAGCCCGTGACCACGGTGGTTGACGGAACCACGATTCAGCCGAAGCGGAACGCCTCCAACTAGTCCTATCGGTATTAACCCTTTCAATACTCGTTTAACCCTCGAGGGTACCCGTTAGCCGGTCGGGTACCCTCGAATCTAGTGGCAGGCGGATGGGATTAACCCTGCCAACTGGACCACCCCCTTTAGGGGGGTCCGGTCAAGGGTAAATCCCGGTAGCCGTTGCGGTTGTTCTACCCATCCCCGTAACCTTCGGGGTTGCGGAAGGCCGCCGGGGTTGCATCCCTTCGAAGGCGGTTGGCTCCGAGGTTATCGAACAATGAGCCGAACACCCGACGCCGGGCGTGAACGTGTCGACCGTTGCAGACCGAACACACCATGAACCCTTTCCGGTGTCGACCCCATCCGGCACCCCGCTTGCTGATGCAGAAACCCCGGCACTCCAGCTCGGAGCGGCGAGGAAAGTCATAGACTCCGATAACCCGTCCGTTACCGGCTAGCTCTCCCGTCATTTGGGCCAACCTCACAACCCCATCGGCGGTGTGGTCGTCCGGCACATACACAATGACTATTGAAGGCATTCAGCGTTCTCCTAAGGCGACAACACCCGTTGTCGGGTGTCCGTGGGTGTGTTGGTTGATCGTATGTCTGCAACGGGCGGCTGAGGGGTTGACTGGGCCATTTGACGGATAGCCCGGAGGTGCGTAATGTTCGAGCTGTTACCAACGAGGACCCCAACGGAGGACACACATGGCAACCACCCGTCGCAAGTCGACCGCCCCTGTCGAGGAGACTGTGGTCATCGAGGATGACGACGCTTTCGAGGAGCTGGACGAGGACCTCGAGGAACTCGACGAGGACGAGGACGAGGAGCCGGAGGAGAAGCCGAAGGCCAAGCGGACCGCCAAGGGTACCGCCAAGAAGGCCCCGGTCGCCAAGAAGGCTCCGGTCGCCAAGAAGGCTCCGCAGCCCGGTTCCGAGTTCGATTCCAACTGGCTCGCCGAGCACGTGACGGCTGTCACCGGTGAGGCGTACGACAGCCGGGGTATCCGGATGTTGCTCCGCAAGCTGGCTGCCGACGGCAAGATCCAGCGGTCTGTCGGTCAAGACCGGAACCGGTACGTCTTCCCCAAGGGCCAGAACGACGAAACGGTCCTGGCTGTGGTCGAGATGGTGCAGTCCGGCGCGGCGAAGGCGCTCAAGCAGGCCGGGCTCCAGAAGGTCAAGGACAACGCAGCGGCTAAGAAGGCTGCCGCGAAGGCCGCGAAGGAAGCCGAGCCGGAGGACGAGGACGAGACTGAAGAGGACGAGGCTCCGGCCCCCCGCCCTCGCAAGCGGACCGCTGCCAAGGTGGCTCCGGCTCGTCGCACTCGTACCGCTGCGAAGTAACACCCGGCACTACGACTGGCCGGTCGTAAGCGGCTGCACGGTCCCGAAGCTGAACGGCTCAGCACCACCGATCGCGAAGCCCTGACTTGACCCCCGTCTGGTGAAGGTTCGTGTGACGTTGGAGGATGCAGGTTCAAATCCTGCCGGGACCCCCAGCCGTGCCGTTGCGACCAAGCGACCTGGAGCCCTGATTCTAGGTTGAAGGGATGGGTCGGAGGGGTCGCCCCCCGAGTGGCGGCACGGCCGAAACGGTGGAAACCTCGAGGCGGGATGAAGCAACCCGGAAGCCGTTTGCCGGGTGTGGAAACGGACTCGCTGTGTGTTGGCTCGAGGTAGGTCGGTATGGGGTTAGGCCGATGATGGGCCCTGGTCGGGGGAGGTTCACCCCCGGCTGGGGCCCTTCCCAAGTCCGCTGTTGCATGTGACGGTAGAGACGTGTAACGTCGTCCTTGCAACGGACCGATGGAGGAGGGCACGATGGCTGGCATCCTGGACCAGATCCGCAACACGACGGTGGCTGACCTTGAGAACGTTCGGTCGGACTTCGATGACCTGCCTCGCGGCCACTTCAGCGCCCCTCGGCAGACGGGCATGACTCGGATTGTCGAAGGCGCAACCGACCTGGTTCGCCCCCCGGTGGGCAACATCCGCAGCGGGCGTGTGGTCAACCGCCCCACCCGGTCCGAGCACACCGATCATCACGGAGACACCTGCAACAACCCGAAGTGCTGCCCGGTTGATGGCCCGGTGGACGCTCGGTCCCCCCGCCAAATCGAGCTGATGGCGAACCTGCACATGCAGTTGGCTGAGCTGGACCCCCAGGTTGCGGCTGCTGCCGTTGAGTACACCACTCGAATGACTGTCCAGGGCAAGTGGACCCCCGGTCGGGAGGGCAATGCCTCTGACTGGATCGGACGCATGATCACTAAGGTGCGGGAGCTTAGGTCGTTGGCTCGTGCCGTTCCGGTCCCCGTCGCCCCCTCCTTCGACTCCTACAAGGACATTCCCACCGGGTACTACGCCCTGGTCGGTACGGAGGGCTCGGACGACATCAAGTTCTACCGGGTGAACCACCACAAGTCAGGACGGCTGTACGTCAATGCCTGCGCCTCTGACGAGCGCCACCCGATCCGGGTATGGGCCACACGGAAGGCGGTTCTTGATGGCATTCGGTCGATGGGCTGGAAGGAGTCTACGGCACTGTATGGTGCTAAGATTGGATCATGTGGACGATGCCACCGGACGCTCACTGACGCCACGTCTCGCGCACGCGGGATCGGCCCGGACTGCTGGGAGAAGATGTAATGGAAGAAATGGCCCGACTGATTGAGGAGATAGGGCTACGGTCTGAAGTCCTTGGTCCTCGACAGGAGTGGTCACCTTTGCCACCCAAGGCATACCAACGACGGCACGCGGCATTCTGGGGGGTAGTAGACTCCATGCTGAGCTCGGAACCGGGCACATACGAAGAACTACCTGACTGGATGACGGAAGTTGCAACTGCTCAACTGCTCAACAACTAAAACTGCAATCGCGTTCGGGCGCGATAACCGAGGGAGTAAGGCAATGGATACAAACGACATCGCTGCTCGTCTAGGGACCACACCCCGCAATCTGAGGGCGTTCCTCCGGTCGGGCTACTCAACCTTCCAGTCGGTTGGGTCAGGGGCTCGGTACGACTTCACTCCGGCCGAGGTACAGACCATTGAACGCAGGTTCTCTGAGTGGCGAGCGGCAGGCAAGCCCAAGCCAGACACCGGCAAGCGTAAGAAGTCTTCTCCTCCGAAGCCGTCTCGGGACGAGCTCCAGGCCAAGTACGACCGGGAGGTGTGGGAGGAGGAGGGGCCGGTAGTCCTAGAGGACATCCGAGACCCGAAGGTCAGGGCGAGGGTGCTGAGGGATGCGAAGGCAGCCGAGGACCGACTTGCCATGATGCTTATGGCTGCCGGGCGGCACGTGTCTCAGCTGGGTGACCGGAGGGTGTCGTGACTCTCTACCGGACCGCCTCACAGGACCAGCTGTGCATGTCGTGTCTGCGAGAGGGGCACCATGCCCCCGACTGCGCTGACCGCACTTCCGGATGGGACACGTTGCGCCGTGCCCTGCTCTTTCCGACCGCTGAGATGCCCGTAGAGCCCCCCCCGATCACACCGCGTGTACCGGTGTGGGCACTGGTATCTATCTTCTCTGGGCTTGTCCTGATGGCGTTTGGATGGGTGATGACGGATGAGGTTGCTGTGTGGGTTTGGGGGATGATTCAGGGGTGAGCCGATCCAGCGCCTTGCTGGGCCTTCGGGCTGAGGCCTAGTTACCCTAGGTACCTTCATCTACCCCCAGCCGTTAGGCTGCTGCTGACGCCTCCACCTTCCGTCGTCTCAAAGATGACCGAAAGTCGGAGGCGTTTGCTATTGCCCGGCCTACCATCAGCGGGTAATGTTTGTCTTGTCACCGGGGCACACCGCAACGGGACACACCGGGTGGTTCGGGCCACCCGCCAACCGAGGGAGACACCATGAACGCCTACACCGCCGACACTTTCGTTGCCACTGTTACCAACTTCATGAAGACCCACAAGGGCTTTGACGTCACGGTGAACCTGGCCGATGGCACTACGGTCTCGGGCGAGGCCCTGTCGGTCAACTCGAAGGGGGTCAACATCAAGCGGGATGGCAAGACCCGGTCGATCGCTCTGAGCAAGGTTGTGGACCTTGAACTGGGGGGCAACCTGGACTCGGACGAGCTGCACGAGGGCCAGGGCAACGAGGACGATGACCTGGGACCCGATGACCTCGACGAGGAGGCCCTGGTCGCTCACGACGGTATGACCACCCGCGAGCTGGCGGCTCTGGTGGGTACCGACCCGAAGTCCCTGCGGGTGACGCTGCGGTCGCTCGGGCTGGGTGTGGGCAAGGGCCGGAAATACTGCCTGGCGGCTGCCACCCTGGAACTGGTCAAGGTGACCGTTAACGCTTCCTGATCCTGGACGGGGGCCCTTCGGGGCCTCCACCTCAACCCCTCGCGGTTATAGGGACATTAAGTTGATCCCAGGACGTGACTTGCCGCACCTGCCGCTCACACTACGGGGTTGCCCACAACTGAACCGCCTCTCGAACGACCGGGCCCTACGGGGCCCTCTGTCGTAGGCGGAGTTTGTTCCCCCGGAACCGGCTCGGGCTCAGGATCAGGCTCAACGGGAAGAACCGTAGGCTTGGTGCCTAGGTACGGGGTGAGGGGAACACCGGGCGGAGGAACCAGATCCGGGGTCCGGGGCACCGGTACCGGGGCAGGCTTGGGCTCGGAACGGGGACGAGACACTGCACCGATGAACCAGACCGGAGTATCCACCACTTCGCCCGCAACTTCGTAGGACTGCTCTGGGATAGCTCTGCCCAGTTTCCGGGCCCTGGCCGTTGCCTTGAGCGTTACGGTGGCCGTGGGAGCCCTTCGGGTAGGCAGCTTGACCACGTGGACTGACCAACGGCTGCTGTCCTCCATCCTCACCTGATGGCCCCTGCGGAGCGCTGAGGTGGCCGCTAAGGCCTGTTCTTGACCCTCGGGCGGTACGCCCGGCAGGATGATGGGTCCGGTCCCTGGGATGGCCGTGATTGCCACACCGGAGATGATGATCTCGGTCATGATCCGGGCTTCTCTCGTTAGGCGTTTTGAGTGTTCCCATCATAACCCTTACAACCCTCCGGGAGTTAGGTTCGGGCCTCACGTCATGGTAGGGTTTGGCTACCGGCAAACAACGGAGGCGGACATGGCGCACAACACCAATACCCCGAAGCGACCGATCACGGTTAAGTCCCGGAAGGTGGGCACGGAACAGTGGACCGTCTCTCCACTGTTCGAGGGCTTGTCCCTCCCGGTTGAGGGCGAGGGCTTGTTTACCTCAACCCTCACGGACTCGTTCGATCCTGCCGTCATGGCCCTGCTGGACTCATTCTTCGAGGGGCCGGACGACGTTGAGTACCAGGTGGTGTGGTCAACGGGCAGCACGGTCAAGGCAATGTGCCCGGTGTGTGATGACGTCTTCCCGTTGGAGGAGGGAGCCGTGGGAGATGAGTTGAATGAGGGCTACGACGCGGCTTGGTGTGGCTGTGACCCTCGGGACTCGTTCAACGGGTAGGGATCAGCGGTGGGGGTTGGCGGACCCCTACCGTGTATGGTAGGTTAGGTCAGTAACCACAACCGAGGGGGACCAATGGCATTCGACTACTCCGCTAAGATCGCGGCCCTGATTGCACACGCCGAGGATGAGGCAAACCCGGAGGCGGCTCGGCAGGCCTACCGCAACAAAGCCGAGGAGTTGATGAGGGAGTACCGAATTGCGGAGGAGGAGGCGATTGCGGCCAACGTTGAGGCCAACCTTCCCATCCAGCACCAGGTACGTCTATGCAAGACCTACACCGCATTTACTCACCACCTGCTTGGTGTGTTTGCTCTCATCGCTGATCACTGCGGGGTGAGGTACACCCACGGCCGTGACCAGATGATCACGATGGTCGGGTACGAGGGAGACGTGCGATATGCTGAATATCTCTACACCGCTGCGTACCTGATGTTCTCCACCAAGATTGACCCTTCCTGGGATGACAGCCTATCGAAAGAAGAAAACATCTATCGGTTGCGCCAGGCGGGCATCAAGCGAAAGGACATCGCTGATAAGGCCTGGGGCAGCGGTCACACCGCAGCGGGTCGGTCGAAGGTTCAGAGAATCTACCTGTCCCAGGTAAAGGCTCGCGGTGAGGATCCGATGGCCTCGGGATTGAGCTTCAATAGCGAAACCTATCGTGAGTCGTACGCGGAGTCGTTCGTCAACACCCTCGCGTATCGACTGCGTCAAGCTAGGGACGCAGCCGACAGCGTAAACGGAGGACTGGTTCTTCATGGTAGGGCCGACCGGGTAGATGAGGCCTTCTACGAGGCCTTCCCTGGTCGTCGTCCGAGCAACAAGCCCGCCGAGACGTACGTACCTCCGAACGCTGATTGCGGACGATGTACTGCTGCTGCTTCCGGGTACTGCCGAGAACACCGCTGGCTGAAGCCTCGGGCCTGGACCAAAGCGGATCAGGCTCGATATGAGTCCCGTACGTCGTCCGCCTCGGCACAAGCGGGCCGTACGTCCGGTCAGGTGGCTGCAGAGGGAGTGGGAATCCAACGGGGCCACACCGGAGCTAACCGGCTGGATGCGTCGGGACAGGCCATCGAGAGCTGAAAGCTAATCAGGCCGGTAGGTTGTGCGTTGACCTACCGGTCTGTTAGAGTACCCACATGACCAACCGCCTGGACCACACCCACTGCACCCACCCGGTGACTCCGAAGGGGTCGGGCTGCCTGCCGGGCCGGTAACGAGCTGGTCGGGGCGGCCTTCAAGGGCGACATGGTCCGGGTGGGAACTGCCGGGTGGTTCCTGATCTCGGGCCTGTCGATTCCAGGCTACGGTCGCCCTCGAGACATTCGGATCTCCCGCAGCGGTGAGGACTACGGGTGGATCGAGTCTCACCACGTGACCGGGTACGAGCGACGGTCGCTTGAGAACTAACTACCGGTTGTGATACGGTAGGCGTAACAACAACGACGGAGGGCATCATGGCGATCTCGCACGTGGGACACAATCACCCGGCTACTGCCGCCGGACGGCGCGCTTGCCGCGCGGGCTCTGCCCCGGCACCGGTCGCCACTACGGACTACATCTCGCAACACATCAACAAGGTTCTCTCGGCCCATAAGGTCAAGGCCAAGATGGACCGGGCGGGCGACGAGATGGTCAGCTCCACGTGCGTCCAGGCTGCCCTGCACATCAACGCTCACGGCGGAAAATGTGCCTGTGGGTGGGTTGCCGCCTCCTGACGTGAAAGGGTAGGTTACACACATGGCTATCTCACACGCTGACCACAACCACCCCAACACTCCCGCTGCGCGAGCCGCCTGCCGCAAAGCAATGGCGGGGGGAGGAGGTAACCCTCGGGTTGCTCGGATAGAGTCCGACGGTAAGCCCGCCAAGGTGACCGTGGTCCCTCGTCGTAAGGGCGACGGCGGTGTGGTCAAGGGGATGCAAGCCACGGCCCCCAAGGCCGCTGTCGCTCGGCTGAAGCTGCCCGGTCGGCTGATCAAGTCGGTGGGTGATCTTGGTGATGTACCGGCCATTCTGGCTACGGAGATCCGTCGCGCCTGGGACCTCGGCTGGGAGGTGGTGGTTGGTCACCCCTTCAACCACGAGGAGCGCCGGGTGGTTATCTTCGGCCCGTCCGCTGAGATCGCGTTGGTCTGGTCCTCGGATGGCCGGACGGGTTGCTTCACTCGGAAGAACGGCAGCTCTATCACTCGGCGAATGGCTGACTTTGATTCCGGGTTCAAGCTTGCGGGGTAATCCCACTAACTACAACGATGGCCCGGTCCGCAATCGTGCGGGGTGCCGGGCCATTCGTGTGCGCCGGGAAGGCCGTTGAGATCCACGCTGAGGCGCTAAACCCCGTCCGCTGGGGGTGGACACCCACCCGATCGATTCCAGCGCGGCTACGGCATCCTCAACGGACCGGGGGTTACCCTTCATGGTATCCGCCTGGCCCATCCCAAAACGATGCCGGGACCTGGACGAGGGGTTTACGGGGCACGTACCGATGGCGGCCCTTCGACACCATGTCCTGCATGTTGTCCTTTTGGGTGCCCAGGAAGAGATGCCGGACGTTATGGCATGGCTTGTTGTCGCAGTGGTGAAGAACCGATATCCCCTCCGGGATCGGGCCGATCTCTTCATCCCATGCGGCTCGATGTGCCCGCCATTGTTTGCCCTTGTAGTACCGGCGACCGTACCCAGTCACGGGATTAACCTTGTCGGTGGTGATGCATGGGTAATCTTGCCAAGTCACGGCTGGACCCATCCCAACGATTCCAGAGCATTGACTGCATCGGCTACGGACCGGGGCACGAATACCTGACCACACGCCGCGCGGATCTTGTCATGCACTCGATTCTGAATGGGGGTTGGATCTCCACCGGATGGTGTCTTGGTCTCGAAGCCTACGAAGATGCCTATTTGGTGGTCTCCCGGTGCAACGCCGTAATCGTCTGTGTCGCTCACCGAAACAGGGACACAGGCGATGATGTCTGGCGCACCTGCCATCATGGTTGGACCTCCGTGGATCTTCATGCACCACACGCCTCGGGCCCTGAGGGCCGACATGATGGAGCGACTCAATCTGGATTCAGGTTGTGTGCTCATGAGGACTGACCATACCTCCTACGACAGAGGATGGAATGCGAGCCGTAGTCGATGCACATCCGGCAGCAAACCTTCCCTTGACCGTTAACCGGCCTTTGGCATTTCGGGCCCTGGCACGGCTTCATTCGCAGCCGTCCTGTCCGGGGGCATGAACGATGAAGCAGGTATTACATCGGTCCTTGCTGGTCTTCCCACGGGGCAGAACCGGTATGCCGGGGGTACGCCCTGGGTTGAACGAATCAAAGTCTGCCCCGTTGGACTCAGCGGGTTGTATGTCGGTGCATTCCTCATGGATGTAGCCGTGCTCAGCGTTGAGGGTAATGGAGTGTCCGGGCAAGATGTCTTCCCCGCAGGGGATGCACAGGCCGGAGTATTGAGCGTTTATCGTCATTGCCTTTTCCTTTGTTCTACTGCGAAAGGGGCACCGGGGCAACCATTCGCAACCGAGGGAGGTTGAAATCGAACAGCGCCCCGATGCCCCTCTCAGGCAACGGAACCAACGACAGCGGTCAGGTTTTCGGGACCATCACGCATTGACCATGTTGCCCTAATGGCGCGGCTCGGTCAACCCATGAGCCTTACAGCTCGTCAAGGTCCAGGTCGTCATCGTCGTCTTCCTCGACTGGGGCAGGCTTGGCAGCAGCCCGCTTGGTCGGGCGACGCCGACGGGTGGTGACCGGGGCGGGCTCTTCTTCCTCGTCCTCGTCCGGCTCCTCCTCAACGACTGGGGCAGCGGCCCTGCGCTTGCGACGAGGCGGAGGGGTCGGCTCCGGCTCCTCTTCGTCCTCGTCCTCGTCTTCCTCCGGCTCGGGCTCCGGCTTGCGACGGGTCTTCCGAACCGGAGGCGCTGGCTCCTCATCCTCGTCGATGTCGTCCTCGTACTGGTCCGCCAGGTCCGGCTCGTCGGCCTCAGCGGCCTGCATCTCAGACACGGGCATGAAGTCGTCGATCTTGGACTTCATCCGACCCTCGTACTCGTCCTCGACCATGTAGACGCCGATGGTCTTGTTCATCAGCTTGTTCGGGTCCACCAGGACCAGCTTCTTCGGCACCTGCATACCGGCAGCGACGAACAGCTTGCGGATCTTCCAGGCCTGCTTCTCATCAGCCCCAGCGTAGATCGGGTACTTGGACCGCTCGTCACCCTTGAGCTGGACCGTGAACACCCAGCCGTCCGTGCCGGACCGGGAGGTGTGGTCGTTGACATCAACGATCTTCGCCTCGTAGTCCCCCTCCGGGACATGCTTCTCTCGGAAGTTGGAACCTTCCTTGACGTTCGTGAAATCCATCTTGCGCTTGGTCGCTGCCATTACTTGCCTTCCTTGATTACCCGTACGACGCTCGGCACCGTAGGGTTCTTGATGAAGTCCGGGAGCTGGTGATCTGACCGTGCCCCGGTGTCGTACATCTCGTGTGGTGCTATCCACAGCCGACGTTCCGCTTTCACGATAACGTCTTTCGTGACTACCTTGCCATCCGAGCCACGCACTCGTTTGGTCTGTGTGAACTCACCTCGAGCGATGTAGATGCGGCCGATCACATCTACGATCTGGTTGAGGGGAGACCTAGACCCAGGTGACAGGTCAGGGACATACATGTAGCCCGCCGGAGTGGCGTCCTCATCGTCGCCGAGGTCCTCCATGTTGGCGATCTCTACCATGCGTTCCTGTGCTGTAAGAACCAGGCCCATAGCTCGAAGAGAGTGGAAGTTGTGGAGCATCCCCTCCATCATCTTGTTAGCCTGGCCGTATGTCCGCTGATCCACCTGCCCCGGTCGGCGGGACAGATCCCGTTCAGCCTGCTGGTTCAAGACGAAGTTAATTGCCATCGACAGGAATCGAGTCATTCCGTCAAGGGCTACCCACTTGTAGGGCTGACCCGATTTCTGCGCCCGTAGCTTACCGGACTTCAGCGCGTTGTACGCTTCGTCGAGGTCTGACCACTCACGCACCGGCCACACGTCCGGGTTCAGTTTGGTCTCGGCCGTGGTTCCATCTTCGGGGTCAAGGATCAAGACGTTAGGCGCGGTGGCACAGAACCTCGTCTTCCCCTTCTTGTTCCTCCCGTAGACCAGAATGCGAGGCATTCGCTCGCTATTGGCTGGGCTAACAATGCGGGACCGGGCGATAGCCGAGTAGTCTTTAGCCATCCGAGGCACATTGCCTTTCCTCGAGAACGGTTCGGCGGATGCGCTCGATAGTTTCCACCAAGTGCTGCTCGATACGATTCATCAAGGCGTCATAGACCTTGTTCAGCCGGACGCTATCGAACTCTCCTCGGGGTCGCTCCATCCAGCACATGGATGCGTAACCCAGCGCCTCGCCTACCCACTGCCGTAGAGGTACATCCTCGAGTTTCTCCCCCCCTCGAACCGTAGGCGTCCACTGTTCCTTCACTGGAAGGGTCCTGGAATCACCGGGACTGGATACTTCCACCTGGTCCATTCCCTCTCCACTTCGTCCATCGTCTCTCCGTTCCGTTGCGCCGGACACATCATGCGCGGTGTGGTCGAAGCCAGTCAACTACGCCTCTGTTTCCTTGATCTCGTGGTAATAGTCCAGCGGGTCACCTTGCCTGTACTGCTTCCGGCGAATGAATTCTGCGTTACCCCCCAGCAGTTCTGTTTGACATAGTCCAGGGTAGTCACACATGAACGTACACGAACGGTCCGACACTACGGCGACGGTCTCGAAATCGTCGTAGTCTGCGTGCATTCGATCTCGAGTCTTCATCATCGTTGCGACCACACGAGCTATCATGTTGTCGTCTTTGCCGAGCGTATCGCGTCGGAAGAACGGGCTGGTCTGCACAGCGCCTTCAGCCCAACGCTGAGACTTCAGCGACCGTAACCGGTCCCGGTGGTCGGCCGGATCGAGTCCGTGCGTCCTGAGGGCTCTCAGGTACGTCGGATAGTCTGTGTCGATGGCCTTGGTAGACAGTCGTTCGCGCTTGGTGCCCACGTAAACCAGCTCTGGGCTGGTGGGGACCTTCGTACGGATGTAGTTCCACGTGAAGTCCTCGACATCATGCCCGTTCTCGCGGGCAGCCCAGATGTACAGAGGCGACGCGGCATCAAGGATGCGCGTTGCCATGTCAGGCAACACCTTGTGCGTCTTGTGGTCAACGATGTGCAGGCCGAACTGGTCTCGGACCAGCATGTCGATCCGGCAGCGATAGATGTCTAGTCCGTCCTCGCTGTCTGGCCAAGGACACTCGAATGTTAGCTCGGTGCCCAATACTTCCCACCCGTGATAGGGGTCATCCTTACTGGCCCCGTAGTGCCACAGGTACGAGCGCATCATGGAAAGGAGCTCGGTTGGCAGATCCCCGAGGGCTTCCTTCTCCTCGTCGAACAGGCGATTGAATCGGGCGGTATTCTCGGCGTGCTTGGCCCTCCAATCGCCACCGACGTAGTAGACCTCGAGCAGCTCATGAAACCAGGTACCGCGCCGGAGTGGCTTGTCCTTGGCTGTGGCGAATCGCTTCTTCAGTCGCTCCGCGTACTTGTACTGCGTTTGCTTGGGGCAACGCAGGTAAGACTTCAGCATCGAGTGGGTGGTGACCCTTTTGCCGTTGTCCTCGTATAGCGCGGGCAACCCCAGGGGCCCGACTCGCGTTACACTCATCGCAGGTCCAGTGATTCGAGGTGTTGCAGTCCGTCTTCTGTAATCACCGGAGTCCTCATTCCCCTTACGACCATGTAGCCGAGGTCAATCCATTGGTCCGAGGCTACTAACCGACCTTTTGAATCTTCCTCAACAGCTTGTACGTTGATGAGGTGTTCCCAGAAATACCTTAGCCTACCGGCGAACCCGAGGGCTCGACCGACCGATGAGACGTTGTAACCCCCGTCTACCGCTTGCAGCAACTCATGGCGGGCCGCAAGGGGGGCGGCTTTTTCAAGTTGTCTTTTGGCTTCTACCCACTTCACTGTAGCCTCATAATACTGACGGGCAACCTCTACCCGTTTTTCATCTTCGGATAGACTGGGATTGTAGAACCCCCACTTCCTGATTTCCGGGAGTACCTCGGAAGTCACCCATCGCTTAAACCGTTTGGTCTCCGGTTTGCGACTCGAAAGGATAAGCGAATACAACCCTGATTCATTGATGATGGTGCGGTTTGGATTTCCTCTACCGTTATTACCGTGATTTAAAATCATGGTATTGCGGTCTTCCTCATCCACGCGGTCAAGTACTACTCGACTGGAGCTGGCTTCCGCTAGCCCCAATACACGAGTAACGTCCGATGCAACCCACCAAGGGTTACCCTCAATCATCACTACTCGGAGGTCCATTCCTTCAAAACTGAAGGGTACAATGTCAGTTGTCATGGAATACACATTACCATGACTCATTATGCAGCCACCATATCCTTCATCCATGTAGCCATGAGCTCTTCGCTCATTGCCACGTCAGCGGGCACTTCAGTTGCTCCACCCCAACGCACTCCCACCTTCACGTCAGCCACGATCGGCACATCAACGACCACACCGAACAGCTTTTGCAGCGGCAGGTTTTCCATCGTGTGCTTGATCAGGGGCACAGCTCGGGCAACGTCCTTGCCTTCGACCTCGAAGTTGACGGCGTCATGCACCGTGCCGATCGGCCAGGCCTGAAGCTCAAGCTTGCGGAACGCTCGCGCGGTGTGGACCAGGGATAGCAGCGCCATGTCCGAGGCGAAGCCCTGCACCGGTGAGTTGATTGCCTGGCGTTCCGCTTCAGCTGCCACGCCCTCATCCGGTGAGTAAATGTCCGGCAGGTGCCGGACACGTCCCATCGGTGTCTCCACACGGCCGAACTGGTGCGCCAGCCTACGTTGGCGAGAATGCCATAGGCGAAGCTTCGGGAACTCATCGAAGAAGGCTTTTCGGAAAGCGATAGCCTCATCCTCGGTTACCCGAACACCATAGTTCTCCCAAGCCGTGCTGATGAACTTGCGCCAACCCATGCCGTACAGGAAGCCGAAGTTCACTGCCTTGGCCTTCTTGCGCTCTTCCTTGGTGACGAGGTGCTCCGGCTTTCCGGTCATACGCATAGCCATCGTCATGTGGATATCTTGGCCGGTGGCATACAGGCGAAGCATGTTGTCTTCACGTGCAATGTAGGCGGCCACCCGCAATTCAATCTGCGAGTAGTCTGCCTCAATGAAGAATGATCCCGGAGGAGCCCCGAAGATACCGCGTGTCAAATCACCTCGGGGAACCTGCTGAAGGTTGACCCCCCGCATCTTCTTCGTACCGGTGATCTTTTCCGTGTCTTCCTTGCCTGATGACAAGCGACCGGTGACCGTGCCCCACGGTTTGAACGTAGAGTGCATTCGGCTTTCGTCATCTATCTGCTCCGACCAAGGAGAGAAGAAAGATGTGTCGTACTTGTTCCACTTCACTCGCTCAAGCAGCAAAGCACATGCCGGGTGTTGCTCGGCGAGGGTCATCATCACGGCCTCGGCCAGCGAAGGGTCACCGGGTGATCCGTCATCCTTGGCTTTACCCCGTGCGATCACCGGAAGCCCGAGATGCTCAAACACAAACCACCGAAGGAAGTTAGAAGGGTTCCAATTCACTCCGTTGTGCTTGACGGTCCCGTCACGGTTGAGCTTGATGAACGGGTTAGTCTCCGGTAGATATCCATCTAGCGCATCATGGATGTCCTCCAGCTTGGCCTTGACGATGTGCCAGTTCGTCATCATGATGTCTTGCCACACGTACACCCCGCGCTTCTCAACGGGGACCAGCTCGTTAACGGCAGGCACCATTAGGTTCTTGAACAGACGGCCGAGCCGTGGCTGTTCCATGAGCTGCTTACGAAACAGAAGGTATAGGCGCAGGGTGTGCCAGGTGTCCAGCCCGTTGTACTCAAGAACCTCATTGAGGGGGGTGGTCAATAGGTCCTTGGTGTCGATACCCCACGGCTCTGCACCAAGCAACATCTGCGCAAGTGGCTTCAGTCCCTTGGGCCGGTTCTCGTCCAGCAACGCGGCAGCGATGATCGTATCGAAGGAGAACGTTAGATCTATGCCGCTAAACTGCCGTAGCCACTTCGTATCGAACTTCGCATTATGGGCCACACGCCGAGGGCATATGACCAGGGCCTCTACGATCTTTCGGGTGGCCGCCTTCCACTGTCGCTTGAGGAACGACTCCGGATGGAACAGCGGCACCTCGTAGGTGTGGGCAGTCGACATGTCCGGCCCGGATGTGACCGTGAAGGCTATGCTTACGATGCGAGCGTCTGGAGCCGTCCATTCAGCCATCGTAGACTCGATGTCGAACGATACCGCCCATGCGTTGCGTACGGCCCTCAGCGTGTCCCTCAGCCCGTCTAGTGACGTGACCGTGGTCCGGTGTTCCGCATTGGTGTGGTGGTCCGGTTCTTCGTCAGCATTGCCTGAGATCAATCGTGCGAAGTACCGAAGGTCTGCCTTGAATCCTCCGGTCAATCCGGGATTGCGGGCTACGGCCGAGGGGCTGATCGTGGGGAAGATTAGTCCGTCGCCCTCCCCCACGTGGAATAGCTTTCCCCTGTTCTTGGTGATGTCTGCCCAACCGGATGCAGCGAACCAGGCTTCCGCTCCGAGGCATAGAACATACTCGGGGTTGAGGTGCTGGAATTCTGCGCGCAAATAGGTGGCGCATGTCTTTTGGTCTGTCTTGGTGGGAGCCAAGTTATACGTTCGGCACTTGAGGGCTGATGTCCAGATCATGGATGAAGGGTCAAGTCCCGCCTCCTTGAACCAGGCAGACAATTCCTGGTAGAGGCGGGACTTCTCTGATACAGGCGTCTTGGTCACTACTACCACACGCGCGTTATTAGGGCCCTGTCCGGTCACACAGACATCGTCCCCCTCGGCATCCCTATGCAGTCTACACTCCGTACAGGCAGCGTTCCTTACCGCAAGTTCAAGCGAGGGGTTACGCTTCACTTCGGGTTAACCTCCCGCAGACAGGTAACTTCTAGCCCGGCCTCTCGAAGCAGGTCTATCCCGGATATGTCCCGGTACCCCCTATCAAACACTACTCGGGTCAGCCCGGCCGCGATCACCAGCTGCGCACATCCATAGCAAGGCGACAGGGTGACGTAGAGGGTGGCCCCCTTTACACTTACTCCATGTCGAGCGGCGTAGGCAATCGCATTGCTCTCCGCATGGATTGCCACCTTGCACCCGGTATTGGGGTCTACCCCTTTGAGCAGCTGAACGCCAGGCGGAGTGGCCCGGAGGGGGAGGAGCATCGCCGAGGAGTGCTCGCAATGAGGCATACCGGCCGGAGCCCCGTTGTACCCGGTGCCGATGATTCGGCCATCAATCGCAATGACAGCTCCTACGTGATTGCGTGCGCAGGTGGACAGCTCCTCGAATGCTGTGGCCGTAGCCATAAGCACACCATCACGACTCGGACGGGTCACCAATAATCTCCTCCACCTTGGCCCTCATCTTACGCTCGTCAGCAACGAACATATGGAGGGACGATACGTGCATGACCAGCGATCCCGGAGTAGCGATATGCTGCTGGGACCGTCGGTTGACCTCATCGCATACCCACTGCGCTAGCCTACCGGCCATGTAGACATCATTGGTGAAGTGCCGATAGATGTCACATGACCGGATGTAGTACCGGATGGTCAGCTTGCCCTCGCGAATCATCATGTGATAGCCGAGCGTGCAAGGCACTCGTTGACCATCCACTGCGCCTGTGTCTTCAGGGAACCACACCGGAAGGAATGCCTGTCGCGTGAGGGGTGACCTGACTAGTAGGTCCACAACGTCAGACAGGTCACCGTAGTGAAATCGAATGCCCGGCGTACCCCCACATCGGTCTTCAATGGTTGTCAGCACTGGCACCCCGGAGATCGGATCAACCCACGACTTCGAGGCCACCGGGGGGTGGTCATGTCCGGCGTGCCTCGGCCAGAACCGCTCCGGGTAGGTGTGGTCGAACTTGTCTGCAGCGTCGGTGTGCATTGCGTTGCCCCGGACCGCATACGGCCAGTTCAGATGGCTCGGGGCGGGATTGTAAGGGAAGCCGGACACACGCTCAAGGAAGTGATCCTCGGCCCAGGGCAGGTTGGGGTTGAGAGTGTTTGCCCATGAGGAGGGGTCAGCTGGGATCTCATCAACCACGATGGTTACGTCTTCCAGCTCATGGGTTGCATGAGCCTTACTAGTCGAAGTGTTCATGGCCTGCCACTCACCAGTGTGAATGGGGGGCGCTTCGGCTAGGTCTACAATCATGCGTGCCCAGGTACCGGGGGTCAAGTAGTAGACCCTCATCTATCCTCCTTGAGGTGACCATCCCTGATCAGCACATTGCGCAGAGACAGGGATGTCTTGGCATGGGATTTAGCTATCTGAGCAAGTACTTGCTGGGCCTGGACGTATTGCTCCTTTGCCAATAGTTCTCGTGCTTGCGCATAGGCTGCGTCAATCTGGGACTTAAACTTGTCGAAGGCCGCTAGGATTAACTTCGTCTTCATGACAAGCAGCTGAAGTCTAGGCCAGACACCCACGTGGAAGGCAACGGAGGAAAGGATCCTTTGCCCCCGTTCCGGGTACCCCCCTCAAACTGAGCCGCGTACTCGGGACCGAACACCTCGGTGTGGAAGCGGCGACGAATGCGAGCGAAACTAGAGAACGACTCATCTCCGTACAGGGTTCCCGCCCGGTCGGACTTCAGGATCCGTGCGTATCCATCGAGTAGCTTCCGGTATCCGGGCTGATTGCCCGCAACTCGACGTGGCTTGAACTCGAGCCTTCGGTCTACATCCTGCTCGGCTTGCGTCCGGATACCCTCATCACCTAGTGCCCAGGCCAACGACCGGAACCCATGAAACTGAGCCAGGTCTAGTGTCCATACGAACTCAATGTCCTTGACGCTGATTCCGCAGATTGCTGCGCATTCGGCTGCGAAGGTTCGGGCAACCGCAACGTCCACCAGGCCCAGGTATCCGAAGTAGGTGGTCCGGCTATGCAGTGACACCGTAGGAACTGGGTTGGTCCGAAAGGACAGGTTCAACATGCAAGAACCCCAGCGCCGTCGGACACTACGGCCGGTTCCCTTGCCCTGCACCATTCGGGTCTTGAGGAAGGTGATGTCGTCCTCGTCGTAGTTCAACCCCCGGAGGATGTCATCATCACTAATGTCCACCTCTGACAACCGAAGGGTACCGATACCCCTCCCCTTGCGACCCCCGTACCGAGGGCCGGACATACGCTCCTCGATCTTGTCTAGACAATCGTCCAGCGCGTCAGGGTCGATGTACTGCCGGACCATCATCGACCATCGAGACGGGGGCACCCACAGCCTCTTGAGATCGTACTCGAAGTCGATGGTCTTGCAGTGGATAGCCACGTTGTGTAGGCCTACCTCAGTCCCGTGGGTCCAGTCAATGCCCGTTGCTCCGTCACCCCATACCAGTCTCTCGCACATACCTTCGTGCATATCGACAGGGTCTGTGAAGTTGAAGGCGTTAATCACTTATCGTCTACCAATCCATAGGCCGGATCAGTTAGTACCCGGTTGACCGTTTCAATGCGTCTCAGCTGCCGCTCAATAAGCGGATGTTCGTCGGATAGACCTCGAGCTCGATAGTCGGCAAGCAGAGCCTCAAATCTCCTCTTGTCACCCTCGAACTCCTCTCGGGTCCACTTCATCCAGCCACCACACCAGGGAGCGTGTGGTAGTCGGCCCCCGGCACGGTCAGATACCGCTTGTACTCCCCGCACCATGCCGGACGAAGCTTGTCCGTTCTGTCCTTCATGTCCGTCACGGGCGTACAGCCCACTCCTGCGTCATCGTAGGATCGACCACACGCCGCGCACTTGTTGCCGGAGGTGTAGCCGTTGAGCTGGCGCTGGATGTTCACGCCCTGCTTGTTGTCAACCGCCCGTGCCAGTTCTGTCGAGGTGATGCCACCCGCCAGCATGAGGTTCATCAGGAAGATGTAGACGTCCGCCAGTTCCTGGGTGAGCAGTTGCTTGTCCTTGACGACAGGCTGGCCGTTGCGCTTGGCCCACGGCTTCCATCGAGTCTCATCGAGGGCCTCAATGACCTCAGCCACCAGGGCCAGAGACATATTCCGAATGAAGGCTGCTTTCTCGTCATCCGGCATGGCAGCCGGATTGCCCCCCATGTGGCCCTCTTGGATTTCCCGCTGGCGCTGAAGCAGTCGGCTAAACACCGGGTCTATGTTGAAGCTCACCATTAGTACAGTCTCGCTCTCGCCTTGGCGCTGATGATCGGATTCAGGTAAGCGATTAGCTTATCGGCTTTGGTCGTTTCGTAGTTGTACCGCATGACCGTACCGGGCCACGTTCGAGCCGTGTTGAGGTATCCCTGGTAGATATGCGTAGTGTTCTCGACCACTCCCGGCATGTGCTGCTCACCGTCTCTGGTCACGTTAACCAACACCCGCTCGAGCGGGGGCAGGCACAACACCAGGACGGCATTCTGTGCCGCGATGTTCCGCTGCATCTGCACCCAGTGGGGCTTACGGAAGTTACCGGTTAGGCCCGGCTTGACCTTCCGAACTGGAGCATAGATCAATTCGCTTACCAGGGGATGCCGGTTGTAGATCGAGGGGAGGCTGTTCGGCATAGTCCTAACATCCTGGTTTACCCAGTTGTCTAGGAAATCTACCGGCCCCCCGAGGGATGTGCAGGCCCGTTCGTGCAAGACGAAGTGAGGAGCACGTCCGGACTCGATTGACTTATACAGCTCAAGCCAACCGATCAACGTATCCTTACCCGATCCGTCCGGGCCCTCAACTATAACGTGTCGTAGCGCCATGCGATGCTCCTCGGTGGTGTGGTCAGGTAACCCTATATGACTAACGGCGAGGCGTGCGCTTGTTATTGGCTTGCTGCGTTGGTGTTGCCCACCGACAGTTATTCGGTGTGTAATGCCCTTCGGGATCGATGCGGTCTAGGGTCATCCCTTCGGGACGTGGCCCCATATCGGCGAAGAAGGCTTCGAAGGAATGGAACCAACGCTTGCACACGCGAATACCACGCCCTCCGTAATGTTTGAATCTTGGGTTACGGGGGTAGTAGCACCGATATTTCATAGACTGCCATGATCGGTAGGTGGGAGTACCACTACCCTTTTCTCCGGTAGATTGACCATGTGTGAGGTTGTTACGTGCTTCGACCCGCAAACACCCGCAGGATTGAGTGTTTTGGGTACGAAGTGAACTAGACCGGGCAGTAGTAAAAAGCCCGCATTCACAGCGACACAACCACATGGTGTAGTTCCCTTGGTTTGCCACCCGAGACACCACAGTTAGCTTTCCATATTGATGGCCCGTTAGGTCTATCAATGATCCCATGTTACTCCCGATAGAGTAGATTTTCTGGACGCTTCAGGATAACTTTGGTTACATCTCCGTCGTTTTGTAAAGTCTCATATAGCAATTCATCGATTGTCCCGGTAGCGACTAGAAACGAATGCTGATTGGCTTTGCCTGACAGTGCGATTCGATCTCTCATTTGCACGTAATCTACGTATGAGGCGCCCCATGAAAACCATATCATATGCGCAGCGCTGCGCATGTCGATGCCTACTCCACCCGCTTGCGGTTGCACCACCATCGCGGCCGGTCCATCGTCGTACTGTTTGAAGAGCCTCAGAGCGTCGTCAGTGTCTTGACGGGTCATGCCGCCCCGGATGGACCACGATGCGATACCCAACGTCTTACAAAGCCCCTCGATGGCGTTCAGGTCTGCTTTCCACCTGGCAACGATCACTACCTTTTGTTCAGTCTCAATAACTTCTTCTGTTAAAAGCGACTTTAGGGCATTGATCTTTTCAACGCCTATCTTGACCGGTTTACTGATTAGCTTGTTGGGGTTGGTCGGATGAGGCTCAACCACCCCCACGTAGCCAGATGTAATTTGCGCCAATCGGAGGGTAACCACAAGGGGAATCGAAGCCTCGGCTATTTCTCCTGTTTTCAATTCAGTTACGAACTGTTCGGCCATTTCACGGTAGTGCCTGGCCGATGTGGTGAGGGGTACCGAGATGATTCGATCCGGCAGGACAGCGGGTAGGTCGAAGCAATCATCTCGCTTAACGACTAGCCCGTCCTGGTGAATACCCCGCTGTAGATCCCGCATCCCTCCGGGCTTCTCACGTCTCCAGATTGGAATGCCCGTAGCCCCATCGTTCACCCATACACCGGTATGCTCACGGAAGGTTTGATAGGTCGGTCCCCAGTCGGCAAACCTGAGGGGGTTGACCAGCTGCCACTGCATGTAGATGTCAGCAGCGCGACGGGCCTTGGTGATAGGAGTACCGGTCAGGATCATGCGGTACTTCAGCTTACGGCCGAAGCCTACAATCATGTTGCTCGCCTTGCCGGACGGGTTCTTGATGCGGTGGCTCTCGTCAACCACCAGGGCCGCATCATCACCGGCCAGCCACTTCTCGATGATGGACCGGTTCTTGAATCTGCCGGTGGACCGAGACCTCCTGCCGGAGGGTGTCCGCTTGCCTGGTGTGCCGAACGTCTCGAAGTTGGTGACCACAATCTGCAGGTCTACATATCCGGGAGGCTGCGGGATAACCCCCTTACGACGCTCCTTCGCATCCCAGACTATCACCTGATGAACCAGCGGGCAGTGGGTGTGGAACTCCTGAACCCAAGTACCCAGTACACGGTTAGGTGCGATGATAACTACCTTGCGCACACCATACTTCATGTAGAGAATGGACAGCGTGTCGATAGTTGTCTTCGTCTTACCTGTACGCGGGTCGAATAGGAAGGCCACCCCCAGCCCTTGACGGAATTGCTCGAAGGCGAATTGCACTCCGAGCTTCTGGTGGGCATAGGGCTTCGTCTTCCAGGGGTATTTCCTCACTTGCTATAGCTCCGATTGTTAGCGGGCTTCGGGTAGAAGGTGCCGGGACCGCAATGCACCTGTGTGCTGACCCATGTGTAGTCTTCCGTCTTCCGATTCACCGTCAGCGGATAAGGCCCGTGCCACTTGTCACCCGAGTCTCCGAATCGAGGCCACCAGTGAACCCGGCACCAGAACCACTTCTGGGGGCAGGGGGAGTCAGCGTTATGCGTGTCTTTGTCGAATACATGAACAACCTTCACAGCTTCACCATAGTGTCTACGGAGGGGGTGGCAATCCACCTGATGCCGCAGAACATGCACCGGATGTTGTCCTCCGTGGTCATGGCCGGAGCCGATCGTAGGGAGTGGTGTGAGCGTGACAGCGGCTGCCAGTACACCGGCCGACGGCACCGACCACACCAGTCAAGTCCGACCTCCCATCGGAACAGCTGACGCCATCGAGTCTCGGTGCGGTGTGTGACCCCCGAGGCGGTAGGCTTAGCCAGCCTAACCTTTACGCGATAGAACTCACCGGGGGGAGCGTAGAACACCCTACGGCTGGTGAGCGACACATCGGAATGAGCCTTCATGCTACTCACGAACCGAGGCCAGGCATCACGGTACGTCTCAAACTTCCGGGTAAGCCATCGGCCCTCGGCTGTCCGGACCCACAACTGCCAGGGCTCACCGGTCATGTTGGCGGGGTGGTCCGGAGGAACCTTCTTCATGTACGCCCGGAACACCGGATCATCTAACAGCACCCTCATGCGGGGTGGTGTGGTTGCCACTGTAGGTCCTCCCTCGTCGTTGTGCCGGTTGACCATACCCGTGCTTGATGTAGGCGGGTGAAACGGCTCATTGGTCGGCCGTGCCATGATTGCCGTTCGCAATATCGAAGTATACGCCATATGAAATAGGGAGGGTTTAATGGGTGCTCGCGGCCCCCTGCCCCAGGTGATACCCGGTACGGAAGAGCGCCGGGTGGTGCCCGTGCTTATCCACGTTTACCGAGATGAGTGGCAGGCCTTCCAAGCAAAGCACGGCAAGGGTAAAATCTCGCGCCGCATTCGTGAACTCGTCCGTGAGGATGTCGAGCGTGGCTGACTTCGTTAGAGACCTGACAACGGAATACCTCACGAAGATATTTGGCTCCAATGAGGGAATGGCCTCATTTGCTGCGAAGGGAAAGAACGGGGGGTGGTCTGAGCGCTCATTCCCCTGGCCCGCTGGCCGGACGGACGCCATCACCTGGATAAAGACGACCACACCCGCTGCGAATGTTTTCGTCTGCCCGGCTCTGCGCAATGATGCTGAGGGCCTGCGCATCAAGGGGGATGGTAAGTACCTTCGCTGGCTGTGGGCAGATGTCGACTGGGATAAGGTCCCTGCCTCTCGAAGGGATGTCGTTGCCGAGCGAATCAACGAGCTTGGCACTTACGTAGTCCTCAGCGGGTCTGGCTCGAATGTGCATGTGTACGTCAAGCTACGCGCACAAGTGTCTGCGGAACAGTTCCACCGGCTAAACACCGGCCTCAGGGATTACTTCTTCGCAGACAACAAGCAGGCCGATTCTAGCCTCCTGAGAGTGCCCGGCACAGTCAACTGGAAGACTCCGCTGGGCACTCCGGTGGGTGTGCAAGGTGGGCACGGCAAGAGCGTGGCTGCCTCTAGCTTGCTAGCTATCAAGACGTTCAGCAACGTCGATGCCAAGCAGTCAGCCAATCAGCTGTCTGTCGACTGGACACCGACGCCTGTTCCTTCACACCGGGTACCGCGTCGCCTGCAACTCATGTTGAAGATGACCAGCGATGAGGCCAAGGGAAGATTCGGCGCGAGGTATCAGGCGGTGTGGGCAATCACGGGGGACCTGCACAAAGCCGGTTTTGGTACAGATGAGATCCACACCCTGCTTAACGAGTTCATCCCGGCTATTGAGAAGCGGGAGGATGAGAACTACGCATACGACGTTCACAAAGACATCGAGCGCAGACTATCGAAGGACAGGCTGAAAGAAGACAGCTCACTCGACATGCCGGGCGATGATGAGGATTCTGCCTTCGAAGAGTTATCTGACGAAGAAGGCAATGCATATGCCGAAGACGAGATGGTCCAGAAGATCCTGGCCCGAAGGGCTGCCATTCGTGCGGCTGACAGGATCGAGGCCGAATCTGGGTTCACCGGACCACCGCCCGATGCGTCCTGGTCCCTCTCAGACGCTCTCATAGCCCCTCCCCAGCCTGCCCCGTACATCATCGAGGGGCTGGCAGGCGAGAAGCATAACGTCATCATTACAGCGCAGTACAAGACAGGTAAAACGGCTTTCACACTAGGCTCCCTGGCTCAAGCGCTCGCCGATGGAACACCTTTCCTCGGGGAGTATGCGGTCAACGTTCCTGAAGGCGGGACCGTCGTAGGCCACTGGAACTGCGAGATGGACCCGACCGAATTGCTAGACTCATATCTCAGGCCGGTGGGTTATGAGTGTCCACACAACCTCAAGGTGTGGAACCTGAGGGGTTATGTGGTCAACATCTTGACTCCGCTCGGAAAGGCCTCGGCTATCAGCTGGCTGAAGGGCCATGGCGTGAAGGTGTGGACGATTGACTCACTTGCTCGTCTCGCCCGAATGGCCGGTGTCACCGAGAAGGACAATGACGAAATGCTCAACCTCCTCATGGCAGTTGATGAGATCAAGGTCGAGGCCGGAGTTGACGTCTGCTTCATCATTGCCCACACCGGCCGAATGCAACATGAGGAGGGTCAGGAGCGTGCGCGTGGCGCTACTGTGATCGATGACTGGCCGGACGCTCGCTGGATCATGACCAAGGAAGGCAATTCCCGCTTCCTGGCGGTAGAAGGTCGTGGGGTATCCATGAAGACTACCGCACTCGTTTTCGACCCTGAGACTAACCGCTCTGTGATGGGCTATGGAGGTAAAGCTGAGACGCTTGCTAATGGCGCGGTGCAGGCGGTGCTCGAGGTCGTTGTGGAGAACGAGGGCATTGGCCGTGAAGAGCTTATCAAGCTGCTAGGCTTGAAGCTGAAGATGACCAGTAAGCCAGCGTTGCGGTCGTACATCACCGATGCGATAGAAGCCGACTTCGTTGTCGTGAAGTTTGAGAAGACTATGGCAAGGGGTGCGGGCAAGCAATGCCATTACCCCGCGATCATGAAGGAACCGGGCGGTGCTACGAAGCGGGTGGTGAATATGGCCGCTGCCGATCGGCCGTTTAGAAAACGACGTGGCGCGCCTGCCGTCGATTAACCCTTTCAATACTCGTTTAACCCTTAAAAGGGTTTAGTATTAAACGTATCGATGAATGGTAGGGAAAATAGATCAAGGGCTAAATGAAGAGACGGGCGTTTAACCCTTGATTAACCCTCGGCTGACGTTTGTCCTATCGGTATTAATACTCGTTCAACACTTGCTTAATACTTGCTTAATACTCGATCATGGCCGGGGTTGCCTAACGTATTTACCCTCGACATCGGTAACCACCCCCTTTAGGGGGGTACCGACCGAGGGTAATTACGATAGCACCCCTTAACGGTTGAACCGAAGATGATGAGGGGTATCGATTGAAGGTGGTGGGGCCTCAAGAAGGCGAAGGGGCGGGCTTAGCGGAGTGAGGTCCAAAATGTAGGGGCAG